ATGGTACACAAAGAACCGGTGATATTATCTAAAGAAAGAGAGTGTATTTATCAAGATTCTGGAAATAGAGGGCACATTCAAATACCGAATATGGTCATCTCTTGTTTAGACTTATCAGACACATCGAAGATAGCATATGGCGTAATATCTAAGTACGTTTGTGAGAACGGCAGAGAAGCATTTCCTGCAGTATCTAGAATAGCAATGGCTTGCAATTGCACCAAGAAAACCGTCATCAAATATATCAAAGAACTTTGTGACAAAAAATTTATCCTTAAAGATCGAAACGGTAATCGAAAGACAAACACCTACTACTTGATGAGTATTGATAAAATAGAGCACTTACATGTGTCGGAGATGTTCTGGCGCGCAGTTAACGAAGTTTACAAGAACGTGGAAGCTTGCCTTTATGAAGAAGTCTACAACTCCTTCATAAAAATGCTTGAGAACATAGTTGCCGAGGGAATTGTGTTCCGAGAGATTCCGGTCAATGTTGAAACAGAGGGTTACATAAGAGAGACCCTTTTAAAGGGTATATTGAAGAATGCTGATGGCATGTATAAGCCTCTCGACCTTGAGAAAGTGAAGCCTAAAACGTTTGATCAACCTATGATGAAGAACACAACAGATAAGTTTTTAAACGGAACTATTAAAATTCATGAAACTATCTTAATGGATACAAATAGATTTGTTCTTCCTGATGACGTAGAGAAATGGAATATGGATAACTTCGTTCAATACTTTTATGAACAGTTTATTAATGCAACAGGAAGAACTCACGAGTCCACACGTAGTAAGCACCGTGGAATGTTTAGACGTATAGTTGATAAAACTAATAATGATAAAATACTGGTAAAAAAAAGGATACAAGCTTTTTTTCAAATCGGCTATGATAATCAATCGCTTGAATGGTTCTGTACATCTGGAAGAGCCGTTGAGATAGATTTGTTCATTACTCAAGGAAAGAGACCCTTTTACATTATCACAAAAGAGAAGAAGAGCACCACTGAAACTCAATTACAAATAAAGAGTGGTATGACTGCTGACGACTTCCTAAAAAGGATTAAAGGAGGCAAAAAATGAGTACAACGATTGAGATTAAAGAAGAACTCTTCAGCACATGTAAAAACTGTGTTGTGAAGGATTGGTGTAGACTTCGTAGCGGCGAGTTCAAGTTACCGCTCGATAATATGCACACATTCTGCATCGGCTATGAAAAGCTGTCCAAGGCTATTGAACTGGCGAAGATACCGAAGGAGTACCATAGCGCAAACCTTTACAACTACGTAGTGGACGATGACAATGTAGACTTCGCTCCAATAGTAAAGGAATTGCTCACTAATCCAGTGGGCTTCGTCACTTCCGGTACAAACCTCGCGCTGATTAACTACAACAAGGGGACAGGTAAGTCATGGACTGCGAATGCAGTCCTTAATGAATTTATCTACAAGGTTTGTCGTGACTCAGGGTGGTTTGACTATGAAAGTCCAGTAGCAATGTATGTTAAATTTGGGGCATGGGCTAACCGTCAACGGGATATTTATATTCGCAATGACGCACAGTTTAGCTTTGAAGCGCACAAAGAACTAAGTCAAATGAAAGACGTTCCTTTACTACTTCTCGATGACATAGGGAGTGGCAGAATAACCCCGATAATTCGGGATCTTACCTATGATGTTATTGACTTACGTAAAGAAGAACAAAAAAGCACTATCTTTACAAGTAACTTCACTACGTCAAGATTACGTCAAGATGACATGCTTGGTGATATGGTTGTTTCCCGAATGTTTTACAATACAATGGTCATTCCATTGGGGGGAAGAGATAGAAGGGAAGATAATACTTATATTTACTAAAGGTAATTTGACTAGAAATAGAATTTTTCATTGTAAATGTTATTAATATACTCTAAACCTGGACATCACAAGTTAGTTGAATATACGGCAAGGAACTGCTATGATTGCTCTAATAAGTTCGCTAAACAACTATATGTAGAACGTCTGAAGGTTGCTAATGTAATCCTAGGAGTAGTTCTATTCACCCTAAAACTAATGCGGACGGAAACCTTTATCCGAGCAATAGAAAGCTGTATTATATGGAATTGGTTCAAGTTAAAGTTATATTGGTTGTACTCACCTTCGTTATGTTCCTAGTCTAGTTATCAAGTAGGAGGTATTGAAATTCCCTACTTGGAAACTCAGTACTACTTATTGTAATCCGCCTTCCTTTCCTCAAACTTTATTGCTCTAAATGGATTAGGCTTGACGGACTAAATTTTTTGAATTACACACCACGACTACCGTCAAGGTTATATTAATTAGAGCAATGTCCCTTCAGGATGCCCACTATTCATATAATAATGGGTGGCTCCGAGTTTTTCCCGATTTTTTGTCGCTATATCCTATTCCAGTAAGGAAGAGATTGATGTTAACTCACGTAAGCCAATGGGCTTATTTAAGTTACACACGCTTTTTAATCACCAAATAATTGCTTTATTTATAATAAATTCATAATAACGACACTCACAAGGTCTAACGACTAGTACGTTCAAAAAAGCCCCCAAATGGGCATAATATCTAAGTCTTGTGATAAAGTGTGACTTCTTCTTTCTAATCATAGTTTGAATTGTATATTAGTGTTTAGGCATATCATATGGCGACACCTTAAAGACTTGTCGATTACATCGATCATTATTGTAATTGAGCAAGTCTTTTCTTATTGCCAAAATTCATGAAATGCTATTTACTTCCGAAGTAATAATAGCATACATAATGAACAAGAAAAGAAGTATTTGTGATCCTCGCGCACCTTTACCAATACATGAATCAACTACTGATAATGTAATTGGATATTGGGAGGGGAAACGTTGGCTGCGATCGAAGAACTCCAACTATTAAATCACGTCCTCAATGTTAAAGACTGGGGCGTAGTAGAGGGTGCAGGAATCACCGAGAATTATTTCCAGATCCACAAAGACGCTTTTGAGTTCATCAAATTTTTCATAAGAATTAATGGACAATTGCCAACTATTGAAACGGTAATGAACAAGTTTAATACATTTGAATTGGTGGATTTAGAGAATATCGACCATGTAATTAAATCACTGAAAGAGGACTTCCTATACAGACAGTTTAAACCGATACTTGTATCAGCTTCAGAAGCCTTCGCTAATAAAGAAACGACAGCGGCAATTCAACAATTGCAAATGGAAGCACAGCGTTTTTTGAAGTCAATTGGATCAAGCAGTCAAGGGTACTCCTATGTTAAGAATGCTCAAGTAAGGCTAGAGGCTTATAACAGAATTCATGGTAGAGCAGAAGATGAATTTATTGGAATGACAACGGGTTTTAAACCACTTGATTTAGCAACCAACGGAATTGAATCACTAGAAGGAGCGGTAGATTATTTCCTTGTGTTTGCGCCAACAAACATGGGAAAAACACTCATATCATCATTTATGATGGGAGCTGCATGGAATAGTTCGTTAGCCACAGACTACCCTGCCTATTTTTCACTTGAGCAAAGAGCATCCGAAATTGCTCTGAATTGGGACAATACGCTTGCAAAAATATCTAGACTAGCTTTAACACGAGGTACGCTTTCTGGTGAAAAGAGAGACGCTTATGCAGAGTTTGTTGACCGACTTAAGCAAAAGAAGAAGGACATGATGATTTATGACTTTGACAGCAACGGCGGCAAACCATTTACGCTTGACGATATACACAGGATACTGGAGCGAGAAGGTCACAATCGCTGGACTCTTGATCAACTATCAAAAGTTAGACTCTCACACCGTAGTGCGGGAGACCTCCGCCAACGATTATTTGAAGTGTCTGCAGGTGTCCGTGAAATTATCCTCAATACTGGAAAACCTGCTATGGTAGTTGCTCAAGCGAACCGTGACGCTCTCAAAAAAATTAAAAAAGATATTACAGAAAATGTGGATGCTACAGATATCGGGGAGGCTTTCTCAATCGTACAAGATGCTTCTAAAGGAATCTCTATCGTTAAAGTAAGCGATAATACATTCCGTATTTTGGTCATTAAGAATAGAAATAACATAAGTGGGCAATCTTTCCTTGTGCGCTACGACTTCGATACTGGAATCGTTTCCGTCTTGGATGATTACATTGGAGAACAATATTTTTAAGAGAGACAAGCACAAAAGCAGTTAATGCAAGAATACATGTATTTAACTCTCTCTGTCCGCTCAGAAGAGTTACCGACTCTATAGTAATACTTCCACTTGTCTAAATACATATTGAATCGCATAAAAACCCTTCCATTCAAAAATAAGGGAGTAAGGGGAGTGGAATATTTACAAATCAACAAAAGAGAATCCAAATATAGAGATTCTTGAATCCTTGCACATCGACCCCAAACAGTTGATAGAAGAACTACGTTTTTCTTTTCAGTATCTCTCTAAGGGTTTAAGCAACCCTAATGCATTCACGGGTTTAAATGATACAGGTGAATGGATAATGAGTTGTTGTCCCTTACACACAGAATCTAGAGCTTCTTTCGGAATCTCTAAAGAGTCTCCCTATCACTGCAACTGCTTCTTTTGTGGCTATTTAGGGACAATAGACAACTTAATAGAGAATGCTCTTGACTTAAACGAAGGAGAGGGCATTAATTTTTTGGTCTCTACCTATATATTCGAGGAAAAAAGTAGAACGTTCGATATGGTTGACTATATAGATAATCGTAGGGACAAATATGTAATCCCCTATCTTGAAGAAAGTAAACTAGTGACTCTAAAGAAATCAAGATCAAAGAATGAAGTTCTCTTTCAATCAGGCATGAGCTACATGCGTGGTCGGGGTTTTAAAGATTGTACTCTTGAGACCTATGAAATTTGTGTTGACACCAAAACTGAGATGTTGGTCTTCCCTCAAAGAACCAGAACGGGACAACTCCGTTTTGTTCAAAAGAGGAAAATCGGCAACAACTATCATGGTGCTAAGTTCATAAATGAAGGAAGTACGATAAAAAAAGATATCGTCTTCGGTCTTCACTTCATTAACAAACTTAGAACTACGACAAATCGAATCAAAAGAGTCAGAATGGTCGAGTCACCTACTGACTGTATGTCCAACTACCAGATAGGTATTCCCGCGGTATCAATTAATGGACGTATCCTTTTCAGAAATCAGGTTCGGGAGTTACAGTTGGCAGGCATCGAAGAGGTTGACTTGATGCTCGACAACGATAAGGCGGGTGAGAAGGGGATGCAGGATGCCGCCATATTACTGGATAGGGCGGGTTTGATTGTAAACCGGGTTCGCTACCCTAGCTTTCCTGTGTTCAAAGATAGCAATGAGCTACTAAATGCTGGACTACTAGACCGTCTTGTCACCTACAATGTGAACCTTATCGGTGCAATTTTCAAGTAGTTTAATTTCTTTCGCACCTTTTCTACAGCATGCAACGACCACTAATAGCAAAAGGTAAAACATTATACATTATCCCATTGGAGGAATTAACTGTGACCAATCAGACAACCGTAGCTAACTTCGATATCGAAACTTTGACGCCAATCTTTAACTTCATATTGAAAGGTGTAAGACACGAAGACCGTGAAGAAGTTAAATCCGAAGCCGTTCTACGTATTCTGACTGCCATCGACAAAAGACAAGTTAAAAAAGATGTGTTTACATTCTCACACACTGTCGTTCAACGTGCTGTTTACGACTACTATCGTAAGAATAACAGAATGATTACGAAGAACAGCACTCTTGTAAACTACTGCGATGGTGCAGATGAAGAGCAAGGTTCAACCGTTGATTTCTTCTCTTACGCAACTGAAGAAGTGGGCTACGGTCTATCTGATGTAAAGACAGATTACTTGAATAATCACTCTGATTTCACTCCGCAACAACGCAAAATAATTGATTTCATGCTCTTCACGGAAGGAGGAATAGATATGAAACCGACAGAGATTTCTAATTTCCTCGGTTTAGACAAGTCCCATGCTTCACGTGCAATGAGCAAACTTAAAAAGTTATGTCAAAGTTAAATTCCTTTTAGGGCAAATAATAAAATATAAAATAAAGGGATCAAATGAATAAATGAAGATACTTTTATTTAAGTATATCACATAACACTTCACATTTTTTTTTATTTTCTCATTTGTTCCTAGGTATTTCTTTCCAAGTATATATACGATCATATTACCACTCTGCTGAGGGTAGTGTCAATACACTACAATACTGCTTATAACAATACATCTTTATCAAATTCATATAAATATTATTCTAAAAACTTAAGATTATTTAACCAATTCTTACGTTTTTGAAACAACCTTTTTTATCTTTTGAATAGGATAGAAACATTACTAAAAATTAAGTGAAGAAACATTTAAGAGAACATTGAATCTTCCTTACATATCATATCCAACTTCTTAACAAGTCATTCCTATCTTTCAAAAATGTGGAACGACGAATTATTTGAAGTTATTTAATCTCAAACACAAAACTGTTTATTGGAGGAAGACCGATATGTCTAACACTGTAGTTCGTGGTCTTGGAGCAATTCTTTCTGGTGGTGCAGATTTTATTACTTTTCAAGAAGGGAACCCCATGACTTTGCTCTTTATTGATTGGTTTGAAAACTTGCTCGGTATCCGTGAGCATTTTGAAGCTACTTTGAATCCTAAGTATGTTCGTTGCCCTGGAAAAAATATTTGTCCCCTGTGTAAAGCAAATCCTTCCAAGTATCCTGCACTTCGCATTAAGTTCCGTGTATATGATGCGGTTGAAAATAAAATAAAATTCGTATCTCTAGCTAAAACCCACGTTCAAAAATTGAACTGTGATTTCATACAGCACGAGATTGACCCAACTAAGAATTTTGTAACTATCTACCGTACTGGAAAGGGAGCATCGGATACTTCCTATAGCGCCCGCCGTTACGTAGCTAATCTTGAGGCAAACAATTCACTTGATTATCCTTCTCAAGAATTACTAGACAACATACCTGACATTACACCACAAGTAACACCACACAGCCCTGATGAGATTACGGCATTTGTACAGGCAATGGCAGGTGTTACTCAGTTCTATACTAACAGCGATATTCGATCGCCTCAAGGTAGACATGTACCCTCTTACGAGAAGCAGCAAGGGACTCAAACTGCACATCGTAAGCTGCCATTCTAATCGTTAAACGTGAGGGGATATAAAGCCCCTCATTGTTGTACTTACTTAAACCTTAGCACATTCATCATGTTAAGACGTTACAACATTTCAAGTGTAATAGGGAGGGTCACAGTGTCTGAAGCTAATGAAATACTTGAAATTCTCAAAAAGGCTGAAAAGAAAAACGCCCAACCGAGCCGCACTAAAAAAACAGAAATTTTAAAATCTAAAAAAAAGTTAACTAAAAGAGAACAGCAGATTTTGGATATCGAATCTTCTATTAGAATGCCAGATAACTATACGCTTGTTAATACCCCTGAACTACTTGAGCGGCTAGTGAAATATTATAAAGCATATAAAAAGATGTATCAAGGCGATGCTTTTGTCTATTTAGATACTGAGACTTATGGACTAAACAACTGGCGGGACTCTTTAATATCCATTTCTATCGGTTTTGAATCAGAACAATATTTTAACATACCTATGCGCAAATTTCTACATAATATGTCGAAGGGTGTCGAAACTCTGCCTTTTGATGTTGTATCCGACGCGCTGAGACCATTGTTAGAAACTGATTATATGATTGTAATGGCAAACGGGAAATTTGATATTCACGTACTCAAGAATTGGGCAAATATTGACATTACCTTTAATATTCATTGGGATATTATGATAATGGGTGGGTTGTTAAACGAAAACAAACCAAAAGGTTTGAAGGAATGGTACAACTCATACACCCTCCCTTGGCTAATTGAGCAAGGTAAACTGAGTCGTGACGAACTCAGTCGGCCAACCTTCAAGTTTGGTAGCATGTTCGACAAAATCCCATATGATAGTATACCTCACAGTATTGCCAATTATTATGCTTGCCATGACGTGTTCATGACACATTGGGTGTTCAGATATCAAAAATTCATTATAGAAAATCCTTCTTTTGGACTATATCGTGTTTACAAATTGTTCAGAGAAGTTGAGATGCCATTGGTGGCAATTTTCGCCACTGCAGAACGGCGAGGTGTAGAACTTGATTCTAAGTTTCTCAAAGACATTATAGGTAGAGTTCTTCAGGAAAAGTTGGATGAACTTAAGACAGATATCTTCAGTGTCTTAGGCAGAACGATTACCCTCACCAAATCAAGAACACGTCAGCGACAGGGTATTAAGTTCAAGGAAGAATATGAGATCGTTGAAGAATTTAATCTTGCTTCTCCCGCGCATCTAGCAATTAAGTTATACGTGGAGCACGAGATACTTGAGCCTGAGATGGTTTACGTCAAAGAACTCAAGCGTAAAGTACCTACACAATCAACAAGCAAGAAGGTACTGACAAGGAATAAGAATGTCCTGGTCTCTGTAAACGACAAGGCTCATAAAATAGTAGATTATATTCTGGAATATCGAGGTCTTTCCAAGCTGATTGACGCTTTTTGCAATAAACTTCCTAATGACACAGTGGAAGGTATTATACACTGTTCCTACAATCAAATGGTTCGTACCGGGCGTGTATCCTGTTCAGCACCGAATCTGCAACAGATTCCATCAAAGTTCGACCTTATAAGATATGCATTCCGTGCATCTGCTGGTCGATTGCTGGTTTCTGCCGACTTTTCACAACAAGAACTTCGCTGGTTAGCTATCTTTTCTCAGGAGCAAACCCTCATTGATATATTTAAGTTGGATTTGGATATGCACAGTCGGGTAACGTGCCAGATTCACGGATTTGATTACCATATGTTTGAGATGATTCGAAGTTACAAGGGTGAGTCCGAAAAAGAAACTTCTAATAAAATAGAGGAAATAAATGCGAAATATTCTGGTTCTCAAGAACTTCTCTTCGCAATGACCTATCTTAATAGTAAGGAAAAAGGAGCGAACGCTTCCACTGTGGGGGGGTCAAGCCAAACGATTGAATACCTTGCTGGATTATTTGAACTGCTCCGTAAGAAAACTAAATCCGTAGTGTTCGGTAACAACTATGCCGAATTTAAACTCCTCTCATATCGGTGAAATCTAAGTGGCTGTCGAGAGACGCTCCATACGGCAATACCGAGCTAAAACTCGCTAGGTTAGTAGTGAATGATGGTGTAGAGACTTATCATAGGTCGCCTGACCACTAGTGGTCAAATCAATCGAATCTATGTAATGGGGAGAACAGTTATCTCTTAGATAGGATCAACCTACGTTAATTTAACAGTCAGCAGCTTATATTAAAGCCAAAATAAATTTACTAAGGTTGCTTCTATAGCTAAAGGACGAATTAAAGTTGATGTTGAAAAGGCATTGCTCTTTACTGAAGATGCTAAATTCACTCCAATATGCGTGAATTCATGGGAAATGTAAGATTACAAGGTGTCTCGAATCGCTTTGGTACTTACAGTAAATTGTGATGAAGCACGAGGGAACTTGTTAGTATTGATCTCAGGCGGTAAAGGCTTTTCGAAAGCACTTTAGGTTCATAGAGAACTGAGAGCGGTTAACTATCTCAAAACTAATCATCGCGAGATTGACCGCCGTAGTTTTATAACTGTTAAGGGATAGTCCAATCCCATAGAAATATGGGGATACGAAATGGTAGTTTACGGTATTACTGAGTTAGGGTTAAGTGAGCAAATTGGTTCTAGTAAAGAGGAGGCTAAGAAACTAATTGAAGGCTTTAAATCCTCCATGCCCAACTATCTTATGTGGGAAGCAACAACTCACAAGGAAGTAATGGAGAAGGGGTTCATAGAGACTGTTCTCGGACGTAAACGTAGATTTGGTGAGACCATTGCCGAAGCTAAACAAGAGGACATCTGGAAGAAGTCAGGATGGCATTGGAAGATTGAAAAATGCAAACGTCAGTCCTGCAATGCCAAGATTCAGGGTTCATCCGCTGACCAAACCAAGAAGGCAATGGTTGATCTATTTTACCCGACCCGTCTTGACGGAACGAAGTGTTTAGACCGCCGTGAGTGGTTACGTGAAGGCTATATGTCTCAGCTTGAGAAGGACGACCTTCACCTTGTTCTTCAGGTGCATGACGAGTTGATTTTTGATGTCCCAGAGACAGTTGACCCTGCAGCGCTCAAAGCGATCACGGACACTATGGCTAATGTCATCCCCAATGACGTAGGCGTTAAGTTCAAATCAGATATTGAAGTAAGCCCTTATTGGGGTGGTAATTTCTCCAAAGAACAAATCCGTCTCATGACTGAAGGTCTGTTGGACTGGAAGGATATATTCAAGGAAGAGGTGAATAAGAAACTTTCTCAGTTCGGCTTTGATTACAAAGTTGGAATTTTTGCTGATGGAGACTTAGATGATGAGAATGATAGTGAAGAAAACACTTAATACGATTCTTTTTGTTTTTTTGAAAGTTAGTTACTTATAATGTGTTTAGCTGATTAAAAGGGAGTGATTTTTATGCCATCCGTAGGCATTCGAATATGGGGAAATTCCCACCTCGCCCCTCAACGTGAGGTGGAATCTGGAGTGAATGACATAATCGTTATCAACGTCAACGATACAGACTACACAATTGTCCTTGATGCAGGAAGTTATACATCAAGCCATGAGCATGTAACCTCTAGCTTTGTACAGCATGTGAACGACAAATTGATCGAGGTAGGCTGTCCTGTAATTGCAAAGGTAGGAGGTATTCATGATGACCAGCCACGTACAGTGCTGTTATTTGAGACATCTGAATCATCCGAGAGAGTGACAATGTCTATTGAGGGACCAGGTGCAGTAGAGTTTATCGGAGATACACCATACCAGACAGTACCAGCTGTTGAAGAAACCCAGATTGACGGTCTACCTTCTAAAGTTGCAGCACGTGGTACCGGCATGATTTCCCTCACAGGAGAAATTGGGGTATCTTAATCTCCCTAAACAGTAAAGTAATTTTGATAATTCATAGTAGATAATTAGTAAGTCAAAGACCTCTAAGGGGTCTTTTTTCATTGCCGCACCCTTTCAGGCTAGTGGGTTGACTACTAGAGTGTATGCCAAACAGGCAACTGATAGGAGATGATCCCATGACAACAGGAAAATCCCACTCCAAGAACGTGTATCCCAACGAAGTCAAGACTTGAAATCACTTCCATTAGCAAGTGCGTGGAGCGACTATTAGAAAGAGGGTAACAATATGAAGATGACAACACAACAATACGCAGAAATCATCGCAGGTAAGGTTGCTCATACTGCAAAAAACATTGCAAAGAACAGTGGTCGTAAGGAAGAAGCAGATTCCGATGTAGCTGCCGCAATGATTGTAACGTTCGCAGAAGAGATGATGGAAGTCATCCGAAAGAGGACACCCAATACACCAAACCCCTTATCTAAAAGCTTCTTGAAGCTGAAACGGTTTCTGCGAGGTGTTGGGTAATGTTTGAGCGGTACTTAGTTGGCGGACGACTTGACCCACCCTACTTTCCGACGAAACCAAGCCCTCACTTTGTAGGTAGGGAAATCATAATTCCAGCTAAAGCGAACGGGGATAGAACTGTCAAGGATACCTTTACAATGTCACATGACCTGGAGTTCTATGCGGTATCCATCCGAACCAATTCGAACAACGTCGAGGACTACTGGAATCTGATGATAGATGGCAATTTTGTTGCTAAGAACATCCACTGTAAAAACTACGAGGAGGGATTATATTTTCAGGTGGCACATCCTGTAGCGGCAGGTAAAGAGTTCCTCTTTGAGTACCATACACCTCAAGGAGACAGAAGAAATTTTGAGTTAATGTTTCACTTTCTTACTGAGCATAACGTTGATTTGGTACTCACTGAAACAACAGATTTGGGAAATTACCCTGATCCTTCCGAAGAGCCAGCAGATGACCAGCAGCCACCGGATACGCCTGAAGATGGTATACAACTTCCCATTACGTGGAAACCGTTTATTTCCGTTGTAGATGCATACAAATGGACACAGAACCTTGGCGTGTCGGTAAACTTCGCAAACAAACTTGATGCAGCAAACTATGTGACTGAAGCCTTGGCGCTTTTACTGAACACATGCGATGGCTTTAAAGAGATGATTCAGAAGCACAAGCTAACTATTAACATAGAGAATGGAAACGGAGCTAATGGTTACTTTGATCCTGCGTCTGGAAAGGTAGTCATAAGCAAGACTTATGACTACACTAACGCCGCCACAATTGCCCAAATGGAGTACAGCACAGGGCAGAAGTCTTCACCCGACAAGCTGCGCACAATCATTCATGAGATTGGGCACTGGCTTCATTATCACAATATCGGATCACAGCAGTTCTTTCAATATTCAGCACTTGACCCTGATAACTACGGCGTGAAGACAATACTATCAAACGCTCAATCATCTTACATAGCAAACAACCTGTGTAACTACGCTACCAAGTGGTTTCCTATTGAGTTCGTCCCTGAGACATTCACTGCCAAAATAACCGGAGTCCCCATTGATGCTAAGATATGGGAGTGGTACGAGCAATACGGTGGATACAAATGTATGGGATGGTAGATATCTATCAATAAAATTGCAAGTTTTTATGAATGTATTAAATAAATGCAACATAAGGGGGCTATGCTTAATGGACATTACAGTTCCTTGCGTATTCTGTAAACACTTCAATCGGGACGAACGTGCAAGAATGACTTGTGCTGCATTCCCTAACGGGATTCCGAAGGACATTCAAGAAGTAAAAGTGATTCATACTTACCAATACCCTGCTGACAATGGGGTTCAATATGAAGCGTTAAGTGATAATCAAGACTATTTCAAATATTTTAAGGGAGAGACTCGATTATAAATGTATGAGCAATTGCATTCCTTATCATTTAGATAAACCTACCACCCAACGTAAAAAAATTATGAAAACTAAAGCCAATTATAGAAAAATCGAAGAGGAGTTTAAGATTTTGCAACTCTAACTAACCATATATCGACCACTATAATGAGGTGATGTGAATGATAGGCTTCTTAAACAAGTGCCCTCATTGTGGGGCACGTTCTTCTTTTACACCTGAAGAAATGGAATGCGATAAGGCACTAGTTCTGTGGTGTAACAACTGCGGTAACTTCATAAATCAAACCTTGACTATCGAAACTGTTCTCAGGTGGTGGCTTCGCTACAATGAAGGGGAGGAAACGATAGTCCCTCCAGTCAGCAGGAAAAACCTTCAAAAACTCATAAACATTGAGCAGATGCTTAACGAAGAAGGAGAGTGGATGGAAAGTATAGAGATACACATTAAAGACTTCAGAGAGTACCATTATACAGAAGTAGAGGGTGAAAACCATGAAGGTTCAGGTAACGGCTAAGTTCTTCCTTGATAATGGGGAAGTTAAGCGAGTCGATTGGTTTGAGATTGATCCTAAGTTGATAGGTAAGATTGTAGAGAATGGCGTTGACAAGCCTATTGAAATTATTCTCAAGTCGGCAAAGGACGTACAGGACGAATACAAAAAGATATTCCGCAGGCTTCATCGCCAGGGAGAGATGTTCATTGTTGAGAACATCAACGGAGAGTTAGCAGGTGTACCTTTTACCAAGGTGACCTACTGGACATTAAAAGCGGGAGAGGTTACAAAGAATGTAAACGAGTCTACTAATAGAACGAGTATCTAATATACCTTGAGAAAATCTGAGTCCTAACCTCTCACTTCTACCATTGCCAGCTAACCTGAGATATTTGAACTGGAGAGACTGGGTAATTTTCACGCTCACTACGGTCATCTTTCCCTCGTACAACCTTCAATCGTGACTGCCACTTTTAATAGCTAATGGATAATACAAGGGCGCATCTATCACTGGTAACTGTTCCGGACAGATACTAGTGCACCGAAGGCAGGAAGGTGAATGTAGGTTGCATAAGTTAGATGAGAGTCGTGGGGTCACAGACGTATATAGATTATATAATTGACAATATCAGACCTTCTAATAGTTGCTCGTTGACTATCTGGATGGTCTATTTCATGATGTAAGAGTTGCTGATAAACAAGGGAGAATGAGTCTAAAAGGGCATGAAAATAAAATGTACATGAGAGGCCTACGGGTCTCTTTTTTTTGACTGAAAATTCTCATCGCACCCCTCAATGGGGATACCCCGACTACTGAAGTATAAGCAGTTGAACTCCACTGCTGAGGGCTCTATATGATTAAAGAGAACATATCTTATCATATAGATATTCCGGTCACCTTAGAGGGGAGGAAAAGTGAACAGATAAAAAAGAACGGTATTCTAAGTGTGAAATGAAGAAATATCATTATGAGTTAAAAATTTACAAAGTTGATTAATAACAGGGCTGAACAATGAGCAGACTTGATAATTCAACTTTGCAAATGACGAAGTAAACTAGAACTTAGTGAAAATTCATTCCTATCGCGACTATTAAAGTGATCGAAGTACTTAATCCAGTGAAAAATGATTAGAATTCTATTAAACCTAAATAAAGCCAGTAGCACGACATTATCAACAAATGATGGGATAGCTTTAACCTCACATTACTAGGAGGATCAAAATGGCAAGCACTTATGTCTACACTCTCGGAGTCATAGTAGAGCAAGTCGAGCAGATTGAGAGATCTATTAAGAATATGGAACAAACTATGCGTCATGTATCGCCTGCCACTGTGGATGTAATTCGCAGAAACAAGTCTCAACTTGAAGCATTGCTTGAACGCATCATGAATGCTGATGTGACCTCCACATTTAGTTTACAAGCTTTTATCGAAGTCAACAAACAGTGCTTGCAGGACTGTTTCTCTGCTGACTACACAAACCGTCTCAGCACAATTGGGAGGACGAGAAGACAATGAAAATCAAATTCCGTGATGTATATGAAATCCTGCAGAATAATCGGAAGGCTGTTTTGGATATGGGTCTTGATGTAACAAATGTTCTTGATGGTGAAGGTAAATGCTTAATTTCAGATGAACTAAATGTGCTGAAAGAAAGTTACGCAGACCTGTACAATTCAGACATTAAATTGAACGAAAATATTGACGCTATTAGGGCTAAAGCTAACTCTTGTTATAAGTGTTTAGACCTTAGTTGATAGGTAAACATCAGAATGTTTTTGATCAATAAATATATACCTATTACATCCAGAGTTTCTAAAACCAGTGACGAATAGCACTGTGTCAGCTTGGGATAAAAAATGAGGGGCTTATTTTACTAAGAATGGCGTGATATGGATGAAAATTGACAACAGAATAGTCGAAGGGCTTCGATTAAAAGATGTGCCCGAAAACAAAACGAAAGAGATACACTTCTACGCTAACGGGAAGAGTATTTTTCTGAGTTCCATGACTGAAGAGAAATTGATTAACGAGGAACAGTTGGATATGTTCCAGCACTGGATCGAAGAGACTACTCTTAACCTGCCGACTTACCAGACATTGTTAGAAATTCTTGAAACAGAAGGTAATGTGGTCTAATGATAGAGAGATCGTCCATTTTCACAAGAGCACTGTGTTTGCAAGCGGAACGTGCCAGTGACATTAACTTGGTACTAACTATGTTAACTTGTTCCAAGCACTAATGTGTGGCTTGCTGAAAAATATGGAATTCTCCATATGGATAACCGTCTAAGTTCCCTATCTATATATGCTGCAGCTATCGTAGCAACTATGAATGGATCAAGAAGTACTTAATTAACCGTGCAGGAGTAAACTAAAAAGTAAAGGAGGCATGCCTATGTTTCCAGAAGTGGACGACTTCATAGAAATTGATAGTGAAGGACACCCGCATAACGGTCTTATTGGCAGAGTTGTCTCACTCGCCCCGAATAGGGTTACTTTCAATCTGTATGGTAAGGAAGTTTCTATTGCGGAGCGTTTTGTCAAAGTAAAAGCAAAACTAGGAACACGGGCACATATCTTACTGAGTCGGAAGTCTATGCACTGGGAACTGAATTCTCTGGATTTCATAGGCTTATATGTTCTTATGGACATTGCTTTATGGATGCGAGACTACGAGTGGTGTAGAGATATTCAGCAACGGATGGCTAAGGTGGGCTAAGCGCCCACCTTTTTTCACACCTTATTGTAAGCATGTCACGACCATAATAGGGAAGACAAAAAGAAGGAAGGAAATAAGGTTTGAAATCAAATGGCATGGTTATTGGCAAAATGAGTGTCAGCAGTTACTTTTATTTAGCACATTAAACCGGACGAAGAGAAGTTCAAATTCATCCAAGCTACTCCATGATTCATCTTAGACAATTTAGCTCACCTTTTCTTTATTCTATTTCTTCAGTCAGAGGCTTTGCATCTAAGGATTTCTATTATTTAATTATAGACTTCGTTTGGAAAATACTTGTAGAACAAAAAGGATGAAAATTGTTAAATGAAGAAAATTAAGTTGACAGTGGCATTAGCCATGACGATTACTGCTTGCTCCCCGCATGAGAAAACATCGGATTTCGATAATAATCCGATCCCCCAAGTTTCTGTGTCAGAAAGTGTGTTTAACGTTAGACACCTCTTGTCGATAGAGGCGAATAAAAAAGAGCCAATCCCAATGATTGCAAAAGCTGTACTCGAAGCAAAACCAGCACCTAAAATGACAGCTGCTGCAGATAAACCGAAAATTGCGCCTAAATCTACTGCTGTCGTTACAAAGTCTTCCACTGTGCAAAAGAACATAGTGAACCATCTTCTCAAATACAAGGTAAACAAGTCAGACTCTACTAAGTTTGCCACTCTTATCGTACAGAATAGCAAGACTTACGGTGTCGATCCTTATACTATACTAGCAATTATTCAAGTTGAAACAGGGGCGACATTCGACCCTAACCTTGTCAGTACTCACGGTAGCGTAGGCTTGCTGCAGGTGCTCCCCTCCACACAGAAATATATGAATATATCGGGGAGTCTCAAAAAACCTTCAATTAACATCAAAATTGGCACTAAGTACCTTGCCTATACTCAAAAGAGATTCGGCGATGAATTGGGAATCGTTGCTTATAATCAAGGCGAGGGGAACGTTAAACGAGGGACGTATAACACTAAGTATTTGACCAAAGTTAATAAAGCATTGGCAAAAATCAAAAAGTAGTTGCACAGGATCATGGTTCAGGACCACAAGGTTACGAAAGTATGTCAGGAATTCAAAACAGCACAGGAAAGACTTAAAGTCGGCAAGAAAGTCTATCTGCTGAAAGCCTACAAGCAATATTAGTTAAACTACAAAGACTTGATAGGGTAAATAAAATTGAAACTGAAACGGCATGGGAAAAACCCTCATGCCGTTTTTTTATGTGAAAACAAGTACTTCCATAGCATAAATGAAGCGAAGTAAAAATTCGTTTAAAAACTCAGATATCTGGATGTAACTCTATGAATGGGGTGGAGCAAGGTTTCTACGAAAAACGGTTTTTCTGTCACTGTTGGACAAAGTCAGAATTGTTGCTCCTTCATGGAAATAGTCGTTGATTAGCTTTTCAAGCTTTCGTCTTTTTTGAGATGAGCTCAGCGCTTCAACTTCATTATATTGGCCCCGAGAGGGGTCTTTTCTATTTGTTCACACCTCCTGATAGGGTTAGCGCGACTACTAAGAGTATGCAGGAAATAATTTTGTTTGACACAGGAAGGAGACCAGAAAATGAGTATTTCACACCTCTGATGTAACGATAACAAGTTGGCAGAACTTCAAGAACTTAATGTAGCCCTTTAAAGTAGGTCCTCAAGATCAAGGAACAAAGTTGCAAAATCACAGCAGATGGGACGTCAGCGGACTTCTCAAAAGTAATACAAAAAAGACAGAAATTTCGAGGTGAATTAGATAGTGCCGAGTCCCAACTACCTACAGCTCAGGGATAAAGAGATGAAGGATATGCATAATATGGTTCTCTTGAAGGCGTGTAAAGAGAACAGAGAACTCATGGGAGACTTCTTGAAGGCTAATCGAGACTTTATCTTCTCTATTATCAAGCACTACAAGGGGAGTATCCTAGAACTTAAAACGAAGTTCCGAATCACAGAGGACGAACTATACCAACATGCTTGTATTGGCATTCTGACTGCTATCAAGGATTTTGATTTTGAACGAGGCATTAAGTTCACAACATTCGTTGTACGCCCCATCCTCTGGGAAATCAATCAGCTTCTTTATAGTGATTCTCAGTCTGTAAGGTTGAGCAGGGGGGCGGTTGACCTCATTAAGCAAATGGTCGGGATTGAGGATGCTCTAGGTTATCGCCCCGGTGAAGAAGAAATGTCAGCTCTACTTAATGTGTCAATTGAGCGCTATCGCGAGATTGCCATGTTCAGCGATGGCCTTGAGCATTATGACGGGATTGATAATTTTGAATTCGTCAACAAGGATGAGAAAATCCTTGAAGAAGATGTGGCCAATCGTCTTTATGTAGAGCAACTACTGGATGACCCTATATTTAATGAATTCGAAAAGAAGGTCATGCGCCTGCTCTTGAGCGATACAAGTAACAACAATGCTCAGATTGCTGAACAACTGGACGTATACCCCATGACCATTAGTCGTACTCTCGCACGAATCCGCAGCAAAACTGTGAATAGAGAGTTGAAGGAAGAGGAAACTAAGAGCACTTCCAAGTATGAACGGGAGATTGAACTTATCGCTCAGGCAACAAGGGAGTGTAATGAGAACTTGTGCATCAATAAAATTACAGAACTACTTGAGGTGTGTGGGTATGACACCAACGCCTACACAACCAGAGTGCTTTATTACATCCGTCAGAAAGCTATTCAACAAAGTGCTTAAATAACTCGCACTTTTTAATAAGGATGCGGGGATCAATATTGTATATAGAAAACAAACTAAACCAGGACGTTTGGATCACAATATCTTAAAATGTATCTTTATTAAAATCACTCTGAAGTCCCTTCTTACGGCGAAAATCTTGAACAGCTGCCAGCGGATGAGACAACAGTCGAATTATCAATTAATCATAAAAAATTTAGCTAGAGAAATCATCGTAATGGATGTTTATGAAATAGACAACAAAATTTGTATGTTAAGGAGGGGCGACAAGCCCCTGATACTGTATAGGAAAGAGTGATGAGATGAAAGCGCGAACTCATCATAAACCAAAACATCCTTTTGAAAAGAGACTGACGATAACTTCCCATCTATCAGTTCTATTATTCCACTATGAATTCTAAATGAAGGGAGCACTATAAGTGGATACCAACGACTATCACAACTGGAACATAGACCCTTATGACAAGCACCTTACATACTACAAATGAAAATCACCCTATACTACAACAATGAATGCGGTCATTGCCGACGTTTCCATAAGACCATAGACAATATAGCCTCGGAACGTCCGCACATTGATGTCTCTAAAGTCGAATATGTGCCCTCTATACACACAGATGTCATGTTCATACCAACTATGATCGTCAGCCACGGAGGTAGGGAATTAGGGCGCTTCAGCAGTGCTCTAGAGAAGAAAACTATCAGCATATGGTTAGATCAACTCGATGAATACATTAAAACTCACTTGTATTCCAACGATATATAAAACTCTTTGAGTATTTTATCTTATCACGTAGTCCAGGACAGCTCTAAACGACCATTAAATTACATCCTAAATTAAGTCTTAAATCAAGTCCTAGTATGTTAATTAAGACCCTTCGGGGTCCTTTTTAGGTTGATAACGTAGAAAGGTAATCTGCGCAAGAATACAACCAGTTTGAACGATCACAGCATAATTTTTTATTCATAATAAAGAGGAACAGTGTCAACAATGTACACGTGAGTCAACGTCTCAGCGGTTCCATTGTTTTATCACTCTTCCTTGTAGTTTTATGAGTCTGTTTGCTCATATGCCATCCGCCAATTCATGACTTCCATCAAAAATATACCTAGTAGCTAGAACTAACATCAGACGTTTTTGATTCGACTTTTTGTAAGAAACACCCATTGTATTGTGCATGATTGACATGTACTTCTGGTTTACATCATCTATATGAAAGGAGCTAAACATTATTAGAGTTTCCACTTCTATGACCAATCAATCTTCCGCTTGCTTTTACCCCGATTTTTGGGCTCCCTCCTCCAAAAGGGTAAATAGTAATAGTGTATCCCGCTGACATAACTTCGCTTTCTCACATTATTTCTGTCCTCTCGGTTCTGGTCTTATTATATTCATTTCTCTTCTGACCCTTACATTCCAATTAGTCGCACTACTCCTATAAAAAGATGTGTCTAGTACGTACAAAAGTTCAATTGTGTACAAATCAACTTATATTGGTACTAGAGGTGGTCATATGAAATGCGATTGCGGACGCTTCATCACGCAGAATGCCAAGGCTTTAGCCTCGATCTATGAGACGAATGGTGGCAAGTGTATTCACTGTTTGTCAGAGACCCTGAGTGTTCCTTATCAAGAATTAGTAGATAGGTATATGGGAATCTACGAGTGCCGTCCTTGCGCTCAAGATAAGAAAAAAGAGGAATTAAGAAGGAAATTACTTGGATTAGGGGGTTAGGACATACTGGTTTGAATCGTGAAGCGAAGTGTAAGCCTCGTATGGGCAGATAAAATCCTGAATACTGCCGAGTATGGTAAAGGTTGTGGAGAGTGAAAAGTCTCTCCCATCCTAAACTAGTCCTGCGCTTTACGGTAAGAAGAAAAATAAAGGGATTGATTTAAAATGGACTTTTTAATCAAGTGCATTAAGTGTGAATTCAGATACGTTACTGATAAAGCAAGGGAGAACTTTGCGGCTGAAGGACTGAAAGGAGAATCCATGCTTTGTCTACACTGTATCGGGGAAATTACGGGGAAAGTCTTGAACCAATACAGCTACTTGGTCTTGCCCGAAGAGCTAGAAGATTCGAATCAACGGATGCAAGTTCTACCTAAAACGCCCACTGGTTGTAGACCGTGTATGAAGAAGAGAGGGTGATCGTCATGAAAACGGAACGTATTTACTTGAGAACTACTCCTAAAAATAAAGAGTATTTACAAAAAGTAGCTAAAAATTATTTTAAAGGAAATCTGTCTGCTGTTTTCGAGTACATGATTGAACATCTCGATATACGTATGGATTGATTACTCTTAACTGAGTTTCACATTCACAAAAAATTGTTAGAGCAGGCATAAGGTTAAACGGTCTGCTTTTAGGGAGAGTGAAGTAATGGAGATAAACATTGGGAGATTAATTGCATTTGTTGGATCAGTTAGGAGCGGTAAGACAAAAAAACTAATTGACCTTTACGAAGAAATGATGGGCGATGGTGTCAAAGTCGCTGTGTTCAAGCCGTTTATTTCGAGTGAGAGAGAGGGTGATGAGTTTGTCCGTTCTAGAGAAGGTGATAAAGCCCCTGCGAGGGCTGTTAAATATCTGTCTGAAATCCCAGCTATAGTCGAATCGGAGCGTCTGGAGGCAATACTAGTAGATGAGACACAGTTATTTAATCAAGAGGAAGATGGCTTCATAATTCTTGAGGGATTGGCTATGGGAGGACTTGAAGTTTACTTGTTTGGTCTCGATGTTGACTCCGAAAACAACACATTCAGGTATATAGGGGATATTCTTGCTCATGCTGATGAAGTCCATAAACTCCGTACATCATGTGTAAAGTGTGGAGAGGAAGCAAGGATTAGCAAATTCGTGGGCATAGTCAAGTCCGACGTCATACCAAATGGTGAGCCGGATGATTATGCTCCTTATTGCCGTTTCTGTTACCACGGATGGAATGATCGGTTGGAAGATCTCCGTAAGACAGCACAGATCACTGTCGGGGGGGACGGCTTCTTTTTTACTTGCGATATCGAAATTGAGCGAATCATGGAAATAGGCTACGACATTGAGACTCTTGAAGATAACTTGCGGACAGTTGACCAAATATTAGAATTCATTTCAAAGCTGAAAAAAGCAGATTGATTTTATTTCTAAGCATAAATGATGTATCCCTATGTTCTAACCATGTAATCCAAATAGGGACATTATGAATCGTGAAGTGTAAGTTTTACATTTTAGGATTTCCACCTATTTAAATGTTTTTTTGAAATGTAAATTTTACACTCAATAAAGATTAAAAGATTAAAGATTAAAAGATAAATAATATATTAAATTAATAAATATTGCGAAAGTCATTACAGACCAATTCTCCCAGTACAACTCAAATATTTTTAAACTAGCATGAACCTAAGTTTGTTAGTCTGTTTTTAAATAACCATATAATCAAAGATGAGTCATATAAAGTGAACTTCAGTAAAAATATTCCTTTGACGATCTGATATCGATACTCTGTTAACTCATCACTAACTACAAGGCGGATAGGGGCTACATCCCCCACCTTTTTTATTATCACAATAATACCATTTTGAGAGGAGTTTTCTTACATGGCAGGACCAACTGGGACGCACAAGAAAGAATTAAAAGTCGCTGAAGCACACTTAGAGACAAAGGAAAGAAGCAAGCCGATGGCGACTGATGATGTAAATGTAGAGGATGTGGAGGGGGATGTGGTAGCCGAGTTAACCCAACAACTTACTATGTTCGGACAGTTCATTTATAACGCTCAGGAAAAAGATACCATCCTGATTGTCGAGAACTTGGGTTATGGCGATATTTACGTAAGTGACAAGCATAATCCTCGAGTAGGCAATGAAGATCAACGTCTAATTTTCAAGGAGCAAAAGGCATTCAAATCTGGAAAGCTGTATATGATTTCGGCAAGCTATCCCATAGTATCCGTTATTGAGATCAAGTAAAAAGAGTATAGGGCCAGTCTACTCAATCATGGGTTATTACAGATCGAGGGAGAGCATCCCCCGGCTGATGTTGATATTGTTGGACACCTCAATACGCACGGCTGTTAGAAATGTTCCCATTTCAGCTTATATTGGTATACGAAGCATTCATAAGAGGATGTGATGTAATGGGAGAATCCACATCTCCAATGTTTACACCTATATTCACACCACGCTTCGTCAAGACCCTCAAATCTTGCAATGCTAGGACTGCCGGCTAACGATTCTCCAGAAAATTTAGCTACCTAAATTCAGAAGAGAAAGAAGCCTCAAGACTTAGTCAGCACAACTTGCCCTTGATAATATTTTATAAAAATCCTGGAGCAAGAGGCGAGAATTACCTTGAGTATAGATTCATCGTAGACTTCGATATCTATACGAAGGATGATGTGGTATTGACTGTAAACATCGCTGACCGATTTGCCAGATTTTCGACGACCAGTACCTTGGTATGCCGAAGGGTAGTGTGTTTAAGAGGGAGTACGTCACAAGTTCTGAAGACGATACTTACTGGAAAACACCTACAAGTATTTCACCCAAATAGTTTTCGCTATTGGGATAGACGAATAAAGGAGGTTTTTTGAATGAAAGTTACTAAAAACAAAAAAATGCTGATTAAAGGTGCAGGTAAATTCATGGCGAAAATCCCGAACTGTGACGACCTCGTTACAATCGGAACGCTAAATAACATGCGTCTAGACATTCAATTGGATATGCAGGACATCGAGGCCGGCGATTCTAGCGTCGCTCTGGACACTTTGCTGCGTAAGAAGACAATCGACATTACCGCAGAAGCGGCTAAGTTCGATCTCAACCTTGTTAGGTTGGTACTTGGCTCAAAACTGCGCGAAGGTGTCTCAGGCTCTGCTTACAGTATGGTTACTGAGACTTTCGTAGTTCCTTCTGCATCTCCATATCAAGCAGAACTGACTCAAGTATCTATCGCTTCTCCTGCACCTAAGTCCTTTGAGGGTGCAGTGGGCGGTACAGACCTGAGTACAGACGTGACGATATCCGGTCAGAACGTAGTGTTCGACATGGCACTGGCAGGTAAAACAGTTGTCATCGTCTACGCTGTGGCTCTAACGGGTATTACTCCAGACCCTGATGGCTTTGTATGGGTTCTGGAAGAGAAGCACAACGTTAAACAAAACGGTTCTGAATTCACTACTGATCTTGTTTATGGTGCTTCACTCAATACAGACCCTCAGATATCCGTCCGTACCCTGCAAGGTAACGTCCTTCTGAAAAAAACGGTCAATCCTAATCCTACGGAAGACCAATATGTAATTAGCGCCGGCACGCTGAAGTTCAACTCGGCTATGAAAGATGTAGACATTTATGTTAACTACAAGCGTAACGAAGTTGTCGATATCCTCGATATCACAACCAAGGACATGCCGTTGACAGTTCACGTTGTTCACGACGGACAATTCGAACAGAAAGATGGAACGATTCAAGGTTATCAAACTGAGCTGTACCAATGCCGTGTGAAGTCCAACTTCACTCTCGACGCACAACGTCAACAAGCTTCCACACATAGTGTAACTCTAACTGTAATCGACCCTGAACGCTTTGACGGTAAGCTTGGTTCTATCAAGCGTTACGAGGCAGGTTCAGCCCAATCGGTAGATTGCTAATCATTAGACTCCCCTCGGGGAGTCTTTTTACATACAAAATGTTATAGCCTTGGCTTACTCACTTAGAATGTCCTATGAGGTGATTACAAGGATTCCCCCACCTTGTCGTCACTTCGATTAACTGATTCTTGGGGGAGAATTTAAAGGGGGAGTGTAAAGTGAGTGAACGAGATTTAGTAATTCCAAGAGCAGATAGTACTGTGACCAAAGAGATTGCCAGTCAAGTTGAAGAGCAGACACAAGAGGCGGTAACTGAAAAAGAAAAGAATCCTTTGACACAAGAGGAAGCAGAAGTGTGTGAGAAAGTATTCTTTGAAGAGGACGATAAGGTTCGTTTACGTGACGGCAAAACTTACAATATTCCACCATTAGGTCTGATGGATGCTCGAAAGCTAATGAATAAACTTAACACGATTGATTCTGGTGTAATCATCGCTAACCTTATCCCTGAAGACGGGGATGATAGATTTGACGAACTGCTTGATGTGCTACTAATGGCATTTAAACCGTACTACAACCACATGACGGTCGAACATCTTGGAAATTACGTTGATTTGGAGACGGCTAAGAAAATTATCGACTGCATGATTGGTCTCAATGGGCTAAAAAAGTCCATGTAACCACTCAGGTAGAGGAAGAAAACTATGACAGCATGCCGCCTGTCAATTGGGCAAATATCTTCTTCAAGCTCGCCCACTACTGCCACTTGAAAAAGCAGGATGTATGGCAGTTAACCTTACCTCAGTTGGGTTATTACCTGGAACAATGTAATGAACACATTGAATTTACTATCAAAGTTTCTAGTATGTCTCTCGGCGGGTTGTTCGGTAGCGGTGTTCCTTCCAACGAAGATTCCAGCGGTGGTGAGGAAGAAACAAGAACCGACGGTAACTACGTGAATGGTTATAAAGTAGCCGATGCGGAAGACATGAGTTTCCTTGCACAGTTATTATAAATTCTCCTGCTCTGCTTCCTTCTAGGGAGGGGCAGGAGTTTTATTTTATGAGGGTGGTGAGATTATGAAAAATATCCAATCTGATGTGATTTTAGAATTTCAGAAATCCATTGAAAACATGACCCGATTGGGACAGGAGATGGCAACTCTCGATGCTCAATTTGGTAGATTAGACCAACGTATTGACGCAATGCGGACATCTCTGTCTGGCCTGCAATCCCAGGTTTCTCGTGGAACTGATGGAAATATTACAGAATCATTAACTAAAGGACTTAACAACTTTATTGCAGGAAACGAAATTTTTCTTCAGCAGTTAGGTTCGACAGGACTGACCGTTCAGCGTGAGACTCTACAAGGCATCTTCGGTAAGATAGAGGTCGAAATTAATGAAGAGTTACGTAAGCATGTCCGTAACATGAATGTTGAAATAGACTCTAGCTATGCCAAAGGGCAGAAGCTACCTATCAGCAACGAAGATTTCAATGAAATCAACGAGGAAGTCGCTAAGGTTGTAAAAATGCAAATCCATAACCTTATTAAGGTTATTCAAAATCACACAGCAAGTCTGACTGGACCTGACTCTCTCGAAGGTTTACAAGTTACGGTAGGCAAGAACACCATCATGGCGTTCGTCAATAAAATCAAGCAAGAGATTCTGAATAAGCTTGAGAACCCATATGTAGCGAATTCTAGTGACTTCATAATTACCAAAGAAGACTTGAACAAAGCAATCAAAAATGTAAAAGAAAAGCTGTTGAAGTCGGTAGAAGTGGAAGTACCTGATGTTAGCGGCAAGGAGATCACCGACAATATTAAGAATATCTCGAACGAACTTGAACGTAGTTTTACGGAGTACGTCAACAAAACTGTAGCAGGAATCAACGGGGCGACGGCAGGCAAGCTGGACGTTCCAATACAAAACCTCAGCAATAAAGTCAAGAAGATTATTGCAAGAGAACTCGAAACTACGGTTGATCAATTGGACACTCTTGGAACAGTGGATTTAGGTTCTTTCCGTGGGAATGAATTGAAACATCAACTTGAACGAGTGGCTAAGGCTCTCGACAAGAAAATGAGTAATAGTGTACAGGAAGAGATTGACCAGATAGTTAAGACAATTAACAATGTGGAAATCACGCCTGAACCTAAGCTAAAGCGTCACCTCGTCAACCAAATTAATCATATTAATAATGCCATGATTGATAAAATCCGCGAACAAGTGGATGAACAGGTACAGTCTATCATCCAGGAGATTAATGAAGTCCAGTCAAGACCAAAAGGATTAAACCGAGACGCTAAGATACAGAACGCAGGAGGTCTTGACATTTCTACAGAATCCTATTCCGAGAATGGCAAGAACGACAGCACAACACCAAGTGAAACGGTATCCAACGGAAACAGTTCAAGTCAGGAGAACAGTTTTGCAGGAACAATAAGCAACGTGGCTCTGGAGTCCGCAGTCTCTAACATGATGCGCAACAAGATTACAGGTGTTATGGTCGGTGCACCGATGCTTGTTTTGAACCAAGCTGTCGAGACCTTCAAGTCTGTTCAGACCGAACAGATTAAGATGATTCAGAACTTGATGATGAAGGACAAGTACAATAAAGACGAAAACGGAAATGTCCTCAATAGCACCAACATGGCTGGAGTAGAGAATACTGTCAACGAACTACAATCGTTTATTCGACAACAGTCCATGTTTTACGGAACGGACTACCATAAACTTTATCAAGTTGGTGGAGTAGCTTCCGGTTTTCTCAAAGAGCCTGTTGAAATGAAAGAATTCGTACGGGTGACTGCTCAGTTGCAGGCCCTCACCCCTGGTAGTGACCCTCTTAAAATCGCAAAGGGTCTTGAGTCAGCAAAGTCGCAGTTCGGCCTTGAGATGTCCGACATGGAAGATAGGGTGGCACATCCGATAGCAGCAGTATCTCAAGTCACGAATACCAGCGTCGAGGAACTTTTCGACATTATAAAGCGATCCGGTTCTGCTTCTAATAATACCAAAGTTGATTCTGAGACAGCTATTGTAATGGCTGGCGCTTCCAACCAATCTCCTGCAATAGAAGGGACAAATGTCAGTCATTTCTACAATTCCATTGTAGAAAGATTACAGCCTTCTAACTTGCTGAACAAAATGGATAAGTTGGCTGTTGACCCGAACTACGGTGATGATGGCGAGAAAGTAGCTGCCAAGCTTCAGTCTCCTGATGCCATGAAGAAACTGCAGGAACTTGGTCTTGCGAACGTTACGGATACAGGAGGACAACTCCTAGTTCCAGCCAAGGAACTCTTCAAATCCATCTCTCAAAAGTTGTCCGGTGCAGACAGTCTAACAGTTCGCAACACAGCTGATACCCTGTTCGGTACATCGCAGTCCTCAAAGGGTGCTGCGGCAATGCACGAAGTCATGAACACGTTCGTCAAGGTAATGCAAGTTACTGATAACTTCAATAAGTCCCAGTACGAGAAAATGATTATGACTTCAATAGACAACCCTCTTGTCAACACTAAACGAGCAACACAAGGGACTACCATTGCCTTTGATGCTATCGTTCAAGAAATGACTCCTGCCATAAATAAAGTGTCCTATGCACTTATTAACTTGGCAGAAAACGTGGCGAAGAATGCTCAGATATTTGTAGCTTTGGGTGATGTACTCTCGAATGTGGTGCTCGGAATGCTAATGCTCAAAGGTATAAAGTGGGGAGCTGGAAATCTAGGTATTAGAAGTAACTTTGAGAGTGAGACTGCACGGACTGCTTTCCTAGATAACATGAAAGATGTAAGTGTTGATAGCGACTTCAAGAAGTTAAATCGACAAGAGGTAGCTGCTATGCAGCAAGATCCACTGCTGAATCGATATGTTCAGGAACTGAATGGTATGTCGGAAGAACAGAGTAGACACTTTAAAGATTACATTTCTGAAAAGAAAGTTGATATAAAAGACATTCCAACTCTTTTTACTACGATGGACGAAGCTAAGAATTGGGAGAAGCAGACGGAGTTAACAGACGATGAAAAATTCGACCGTACAAGGCAGTACAACAACCGTCTGGGCACAAGAGCTGAATTGGCTGGTGTTATTAACCCTAGCCTTCTGACCAGGCTGAGCAATAGTACAGCTAGTCAAGGGACATTCGGAACCTACAGAGCAAACGTATCTGGATACACCGAATTGACTGACAGAATGTCCCGAATGTCTCAAGGAGATTTCAATGGATTTGAAGACCACTTGGTAGACAGACAGCGCAATGGTTTACCTCAAATTAATGATATTCAGAGTCTTAGTCGTGCGATGGATGAGTATCAGAATAGTCAAAGGGAAATTGCCACATCTGCACGACGAGCCTCCCCTGAATTTGGTAACCTATCCAACGCAGTGCGTGGAATGAACTCTGCATTATCTCAGACTACATCCCTGAAGACTGGTTTCAAACAGTTTATGAAGGACATTTCAGACATGGGAAGAGGTGCAGCTACTTCCTTTAGAAGCTTTGCAGGAGGTATCGCTAAAGCTGCTCTAGAGATTAGTGCGGCTATCGTTTTAGCTGAAGCAGCTAAAGCTATCATGTGGGAAGCTTCTTCTACAGAAGACCAACGGATGATGGCGATGGCTGACACGGACGACAAGCAACTTACTTCAGCCGCCAATTCAATTAGGATTGGTCAGGAAGGAGATGGGACTTCAGTAGCGGGATTCCTTAACTTCTTGGGTGGACTGTACGGAGACGGCATGAACTTGATCCAGTCTGTGGCCAACTCAGACATGTCCCACGCGGGTGTATTTACTGAAGGCGGTAGCAAAGAAGTTGCAGTTGGCGTTCTCAACATGCTCAATAGGGATCGCGGGACTAACCTTCGTTCTCTTAACGATATGTATAAGTATCTGAACGACAACCAGGATGATCCTACTTTGAACGAAACTGTTCTCGTGAACAAGTGGGCAAAGGAAACGGGACGTATAGAGGATACTAAAAAGTTGCGTCAGGAAGCCTTTACCAAACAGTACGAAGCCTCAAAACTGGCTGAAATAGAACAGAAAGAGCTCAAAGATATCGCTACGAAAGAGTACGAGAAGAAGTACATGGAGGGTGCTGTTGAACTCACTTCCATTGATACTGACAACGTACTTAATCGTGTCTCTGACAATCTGAAGGAGATTAAAGATACCAGCCAGATCGAAACCCTCCGTTCACTCATGAGCGGGATGAAGACCGACTCCGACGAGTACATGGCGATGCGTAAAGCACAAGCGGCATCCTTACGTCAGGTATTGGATGATGAATTGGCTATCATTGACCAGTATATCCAAAATGCAAAGAACATTATGGAAACTTCTGATCCTGAGTCGCAAGAGTATCAGAATGCCAAGAATGCCTATGATTCCTTTACATCGGCCAGAGGCAAAGTAGCCAATGAAGGTGAAGCAGAAATTCTACAGGAGAAATGGAACAACCGTCAGGAAACATACCAAGGTCAGGTGCGCAAGGTAAATAACAGTCTGTCAAGAATTGATCTTCTCGCTCAGGCAAAGGAATTAGCCGCGGCATACAACATGGATACTCAGTCTCAGGAATATCTGGACACCATGAAACAAATCACCCTGAATAAGCTGTCTGCGATGAAGTCCGAACTCTCCAACCTAAAAGCAATCGAATCCATCGGGGATCTCTCCGAAGACCAAGCAACGCAGGTTTTACAGCTTCAGAATCAAATTGCCAACGAGCAAGCAAGAATTAAAGAATACAACCTTGCATCCATCGGTCTAGGTACTGCAGAAATTCAGAACAACAATTCGGAACGCGAGAACAGGCTACTGGAACTCAAACTTCGTGCTGGAAACCCTGATGACTCTTCCCCAATACTACGTAACAGACGTATCGCCAACGCCAAGGAAGAGGTATCCGAAATCAATCAGGTAATTACTGACCTGAAGGCTAGGCTACCTGCGGCAGGAGCTGACGAGACCTATAAGATTAATCAAGAAATCCGCGACTTGCAAAAGCAATCTTTACAGACTCAGTTAGGAATCTTGAGTGAAATGAAAGCTTCGGCAGGCACGTTCAACATGCCAGATGGTGTACAGGCTATGAGTCGCTACCAGTACCTCACACGGGGGAATACTCATAACACAACTGCCATTGGAGCAGGAGACGTGACCGTAAACATCACGCTTCCTAACGTGACTAACGGCATGACATCCAGCCAGTTGCAACAGGTCGGACAGTCCATCGGACAAGGCTTGTCAGTGGGACGAGTGGGCGGTCTTCGTAACCAACAAGCCATGAACCCAATTAACTACCGAAGTTAACAACTCACTCCCCATCTTAAAATGAGGTGGGGAGTTACGTATAGGGAGGTACACTCATGACACAACAAAACAGCCTCTTATCGGAGGATTCGGTTTATAAGAAGAAGCTATTTTACGACAACGGAGTTCAGTTTACACAGGTCAAGGCGAAACTGGTTACGGAATATAAGCCTCCAACTCCAGTACTTAAGACATATGTCAATAAGACCCTAGCATCTTCTGCGGGGCTCGTGCAAAACGGTACTTCCCACTATGACGCTACACTTACCATGCTGTTCTATTCCAAGAAGGAATACGCTGATTGGCTTCAGTATATTGGATCACAGCATAAGTATTATGACGAAAAGGGAACAGTTTACATCGGCATCGTAACAGGTGAACCCAATATCAGGACTGCAGAGATGGAAACCAAGTACATCGTAACCGTTGGTATGTCCCTTGTCCGCAAACAGGAGTTCGAGTACAAATACCTGACCGAGTTCATCGACATTGAGAACCATTGGGCAAACAAGTACATCGACAATATGCAACAACTTGGACTTATTGCAACGAATTGGGAAGCAGACGGGGAGTCCGTTGTTAACTTCCGTCCGGATGAAGCGGCGACACGGGCAGAGTCAGTAACGTTGCTTATGAGGACTTATAGATACGTGGATAAATTACTAAGGGGGTATTAAGATGAAACGATGGATTGACGTTGACCCTCTGGATTGGTTCTACCGTGACACCCTTGAGATTACCCGACTGAAGACAGACGGTACAGGTGACGTGGACGTACTAAGCGGCATGACTTATAACGTATTCAAGACAGGTTACGAACGCATGGTTAAGCGTTTTGTAACAGTCAACGGACAGCAGGAGTTCCTTGTTCCTGACTATAAATACCATGCCGACAACCCTATGTTCGTCATGATTAATGGGGTGGAGGTTCTTCCCGAAAAGATTGAGGATGGGAAAGTTACCATGTCCAACCCTTTGTCGGCGGGCATAGAGGTAGTATGTGTCGCTTATGGTATTCCTGACCGGAAGGATATTGGTTGCCTTAATACCCCATACAACGGAACATCTGACTACCGGATGCCGCACGGAACGCTAAAATATGCGACCACTTACAAATTTAGTCTGAGCAACCCACCGGAGTCTTGTACGGTGCTTGGTGTAAAGCTGAAGAGGATGATTGTTACTGTGGGGGCTGGAAGCGATGCGGGAGTTGTAATCAGGAATGCTATCGGATTCCAACGGGATGTATTCGTGATACATAAAGGTGAAGTGTACCTTCCTTATATGTATAACGGATTCCCTGCAACCATCGGGTATAACGCAAAGATTAATGGGGTTAATAGACGCACAAGCGAGACGGTAATCGTCGAATCAGGACGGGTGACATATAACGACAGGTTCTTCGGAGACGTTCGCATTCGTCGTGGAGACTTCTTCGCACTCATGAGCCGTATTTATGAGAACCTTCATAACCGATACACTGACCGTGCGTTCGCATATAACGCCACGCCAATGCGAGATATTGCAGATAAAGCTGATATTCAAGCCAATTGGTACAGGAACGATGTGCTGACTCTACTGGATGAAAAATACCATGACGGTTGCTATGTGTTCCCTCTTTACGCCGATGACAAGTTTGAACCTGAAGCATGTATTACTAGAGCGGAAGCTGTAACCTACCTAAACCGATTCATTGAGTGGATTACAGAGAAATATAGATAAGGCAGGTGGGATAAGTGACTTATGTTTCTAACGTGAACTACCCTTCAAGGCAGTTGTTACAAGGAATCATGGAGCGTGTGAATGCACTTGGAAATGAGCCGAAGGTGGTCGTGGAGTTGGACAAAACATCATACGTGCGGGGATTCCGTAGAAAGTACGATGCAGTACAGTACGTAATGGATAGTGCTGTAAGCGACCTTTTGTCCATCGACAAGGCTGAGAAACTTACGGACTACGTTGACGGTACGTTGGTGGAGACTAGCACGGAACTTCGTAACTCCGACTTCTCCATGCCAATCAAGAGCAGTTCGACCATGCACGGACATGAGAACGGGGAGCGTACCATCAACGGCATGTATATCACGGACTTCTTTGAGACCGACCCAAGAAGCACACGGTATGTTGGTCGTGGAGGTAAGCATAAAGGGATTGACCTCGACCTTGCAATGAACGACCCTGTTTACGCTGTGTGGTCAGGTACGGTCACAGTCGCCAGCACCTTAAGAGGATACGGTAGAGTTGTTTATGTTAGCCACGGCAACGGATGGGAGACTCGCTATGCCCACTTAAACAAGATAAGTGTCAGTGTGGGGGATAAGGTTAAGGCAGGAGGTCTTGTTGGTCTAGGGGGCAACTCCGGTACTTCTCGGTCTAATGGGGGAGACGGTTCACACTTACACTTTGAAGTAAGGCTTAACGGTAAGGCACTGAACCCTGAGCAGTTCCTTCGCGGTAAGAAGACCATCCAGACCGCATCCAAAGCTGACCCACGAAACATACAGGATTCTGTTTTTATGGATGCTTCGGTTATGGCTGATTCATCGACTTCTCATGTGGAATACAACATGGAAGCCACGGCATATGTCGCTGATTGCCCCGGCTGTATAGGAATCACAAGAGGCGGCACTGACGTTCGCACATGGAAGAACTGGAAGATTATTGCCGTTGACCCTTCCATCATCCCCTTAAAGAGTAAGGTTGAACTTGTTGTCGATGGAGTAAGTTGGGGAGAATACCTTGCCGATGATACTGGCGGCGACATTAAAGGAAACCGGATTGACATTCTTTTTGACACGAAGCCTAATGCCCTTAAGTTTGGTAGGAAGCCTGTCGTGGTGAAAGTGAAGTCTTGGGGAGACGGAAAGACCCGTTCAGCGGACACTACCGGTGATACAAGCATCGACAAAGAAATCGTAACGTACCAGTACAACAAGACGACTTCCAAGCAAACCTACTTCAAGGATTTTACAACCAAGAAGACCTCGCTGGATGTTAAGAAGTACACCAAGACTGACGGCGCGGTACAGATGACGGTCATTGACGACGATACTCAGATGAACGTACTCGGATTCAAAGGTACGGGCGGGGCTGGTCAGGCTAAGACGATAGTGTTCGAGCATGACTGGTTTAAGGCAGGAAACCTTGGATGGTCATACTTCTCAGACCTTGAAATAGACGATGTAATTATCGTCAAGGTAAATGATTACGAGGTCGTGCGAATCAAAGGTATTAATGCCAAGAACGGTGTAGCTTATCCACCATCAATCCCAATGCCAAAAGGACATAACGTGGTCGAGATTACGTTTGCCAACTCTTCCAAAGCATCGAGAGGCAAGTTCGGTATTCTTTGGTTGCGGGCTAAAGAGTTTGATGTGGAGACGGTAGAGACAAAAACCTTATGGGACTTTGAAGACAACATGAGTAGCGCCAACAAGTGGACTCCGTACAGCACCGTTGTACAAAAAGACAAAGGTGACTATCAGGCAATCTCAACTAATGGCGGCGAAGCAGGTATTGAGCGGCTAGGTAAAATCAAGAAGTTCCCCTTTACGATTAACTTCAGCCTGAAGACTGCGGCGGGCACAAGTGGCAAGCTAATTATCAGCGACGGTACAAAAGGATTCCTTCTGAACATAAAGGATGACCAAATTTACACTAGTGGTGGTGGGACATACCAACTCAATACGGCTGCCGATTTCATTGAGTATACCGTAGTTTGCCATGACCAAACGGACATTGACGTATACGTGAAGCTTAACGATGTTTGGGTCAACACCGGAATCCGTGGGGCGGCGTTCGACTACCCATACCAGAGCAGAATCCTGTTCGCTGTGACGGATGGGACAATTTACCTCGATAGTATCAACTATGCTTCTAACGACTACGCCGTTGAGCAGTTGGCTACAGCTATCGGTGACACCTACAAGGAGAAGTGGTATGAAGTAGGGGAGTTCGTCTTTGAAGAGACGTACACCATCGACGTAGACGTAATGAATTGGGAAATCAACACCCATCTCGATACGACTATTAGCACAGCAAGGATTACGCTGAACAACGCTTCAGGTATCTACTCTCCATTGTGGGAGCGCAAACCGGAGTTTCCAGACGCATTCCGAACGGACAAGTCTCCCCTGAGTTACTACGAAGAAGGAGAACTGCGTCACGTCATTAGTGAGTACACCCCAATCAGGATTTACGCTGGATACGGCGAAGAAGTTGTTCGGGTATTCACGGGGATAATTAAAGGCGAGATTATAGAGAACTCTGCGGAGAAGACTATCTCCTTTAGCTGTGTGGACAGGTTCGACATGCTTGAGGAATTTGTGTTCTACAAGCCGATGCAGTACCCGCCAGAAGAAGCTTATGCGGGAGACGGTGGGGCGTTTGCTTGGATTAAATCAAGCATCGTGGAGGATATCGTTGTCGCTTCTGGATTCACCGCATGGAAAGTTCATGCAGAGGATATGGCTAACCCTGACTACGTAATTGAGGATACAGTGTACACTGACGTAAACAAGGGAAAGAATACATTCATGAAGTTCAACAAGGATAACGGAGAACTAGAAGCCGTTAGTCAAGAGAACATCATGGAAGTGGGTGGCTGGCAGAACCCGTTCGTGGCAAGTGTAACCTTCCCATTAGGTACAAACGCTTCCGATGCCTTGCAGTCTCTCATTCAGGACTTACCATACCGAATCTACTGCGATAGGTACGGGACGTTCAGAATGGAACGCATGGATTTCTTGGATGCACCTGATTGGGCCATGGTTTCTGGAATGAAATGGGAGTTCATCGACGGCGAGAATCTACTGGAAGTCACTTCTTCTACGGATTACTCCCGTGTTAGAAACCACTTGATGATTTCCGGTACAGCAGGGATTGTCGAGCACTTCTTCGATAAGTCGCTGATAATTGCAACCAAGGGTAATATGCGTACCGCAGGTGCTCAACTGGATTGGATTGAGGAAGTCGATGGCTCTTCAATGCGTGGGCTGAAGGAAGACGTAGCCAACAAGATTTTCTTTGACTATAAACGTCAGGCGAGAACGAAGAATGTGGTGGTCAAAGGGAATCCGTTAATCGAACTACTGGATTCAGTTTATGTCTACGACGCAAAGACATTCACGTCCAGTTACTATTTAGTAAAGGGAAATAGAATGGTGGGCAGTAACGAAGGTATTTTCAATTACCTTGAGTTGACCTGGCAGACACTATCAGAAGTAGGGTAGCACATATGGGCAGGGAGCACTTACGTCTATGACGCTAATTGTTTCCTGCTTTTTCTTATAATGCCATAGAAGTGAGGTGGATTCTGTGGAGAATAGAAACTTTCTAAACTCGAATGAGATTTATCCCATACTTGACTTAATTCGTAGGGAGATGCAGAAGTCTGGTCTGTATACGGGCGGCGACGACCTCACAATCATAAACAGTGCTCCGGTAGAACCAAATGTAATTAACGTGGAAGCCCGTAGAGAGATGGCAGGATACTCCGCTCTCGTAACCTCAGTGGTTTACACCTATGACAATGGGACTATTGAAGTGCTGACGCTTGAGAGGGACGAGAATCTAATCGTTAACGGCTTCCTTATAGAGATAGCATATCCTTCCAGAATCAACGAGCAAATGGAAGAGGAAACGGATATCGCATCTTTTAGCACCATTAGAGGGACTATTATTAGGGAGAACGGGTTGTTCAGTAATCTGGAACTCGAATATATAAAGGGGGTGTAGTGAATGTCTAGCGGCGCTAATTTTGCAAGTTACTTGGTAGGCGGTAGACTCGACCCTCCTTTTATGCCAACAAAAACAGACCCGTACATTGAAGGGATTATGGTAGAGTCCCAAATGGCGGGCAAGGTCGAACATAAGCTAACCATTGAAGAAGATTGCGAACTGCTCTCTATTGCAGTAGGCGTATCCAACTATGAAGCAAGGGACTACTGGAACTTGTATGTAGGGGAACGGCTAGTCTGTAAAAACATTTACACGAAGGACTTACCGGAGGGCATGTACCTGACGGCAATCATCCCGTGTAAGCAAGGGACGCAGATTCATTTTGAGTTCTTTAATGAGGGCGGCAAGCCCAAGGTCGTTTGGGCAAACTACCAAACTCTCAAGTAGGAAGAAGGTGATTAAATGGCAGATACTTCATATCAACCAACGCCGTGGCTCGACACGACTATTAATGAAGAGTTCCTGCTGGAAGGGCTTGCTGGAATTATGACAGCCAATGGGTGGACAAAGGTTACTGAGTTTACCAAGGTCGTCTACTCTAACAAGCTAACAAAGCCTACAATCAAGCGGTTCTATCTTCCGCTGGCTAACCCTAAAATTGATTTGCCGAAGGTACTCAACGACGATTACTACATTTTCATTGATGGGGAGATTGCTCCAACATCCTATTATACGGCGGTCAAGAATCCAGACGAGACAACCACGCTCACGTTTGAAGCAGGTGTGTCCGGTCAAGTAGCTATTTACTACAGCACAGTCGGGTCCACGGATGCCTTCGACTTCTACGTGACCAAGCATATCATCGTCAAGAACATATCGGGAAACTTATTCGGTATGGCGATGATGGCAAACGTCAATGAGCAGATTGGACGGACAGGGTGCAAAGTACCATTTGCAATCTACGATAAAAATGCAGATTACGGTACGCAGTTGACACCGCAGGACAGCGGTGTATTCTCATGGGCCATCCAGAAGGCAAACGAAGATGCACTCTTTGAGCGACACACGCTTTACTTTTATCAGCTTGAGAAGTGGATTGGAAATGGGAAGATGTTGGTCGGTTGGGAGAAAACCGATGAACTGAAACGGGTTTCTCTGGACGTAGAGGTGCAGACAAGCATGTGGGGGTTGGACGATAACACGAATGCTCTTCAGTCGAGAATAACGGACTCGTTCCCTCAGATGTATCAATCTCCAATCGTTACAGCAAGGACTCGTATTCCTCAGCTTGAACACACTGAGAAGATTGCTTTCGTGGACGTGAAGTATACGAACTGGTGGGATGATAGCAAAGTGTTCGTCAAAGGATTCATTGACGGAAAAAGTATTATGTTAATCATCTTAGCTGACACTGCTCCGATTTGGGACAGCAATGCCGTACCTGCGATTCCTCTTTACATGGGAGACTTCGACGTAAATGGCCTGACTGAGGAAGTTATTAATCGGGATATCACGTTTGACTTCTACCGGAAGACGACTAAGACCTCTACAATCATCTCAGGAAAACCAATGGTCAATGCAGGTTCTTATGTAAAGGTATGGCTCATGGGTGACACGGACGGCGACATGCCTGACGAAGCAGTCAGGCTAACCATTGCAGGACAGGAGATTGGTCGGTTCAACACCATGGGGGTGAAAGAGCCGTCAAACAATAAAAATGATGCTCAGTTGATGGGTCAGTTTGATATCACTGGTATCGAGGGTATGTCCTCCGTAACCATTGAAGCAGAAAGTGGGGATGGGGTAAGTGGTTACACTCCGGTATCCGGTCGAATGTTCCTTGAGGTGCATATCGAGACCAATAGGAACGCTGAGGGAACACCGTCTGCTCTGTTCTCAGGAACAGCGTACAACAAAGAGGGGGCAGACGTAGAAGCCGCACTCAAACAGTCAGCTAAGTTCGATTACGATGATGCGTCAGTTAAGCAAGAGATTCTACTGCCTGTTATGAAGGAATACCCCCACTACCCAAGTAACGGCGTTGACTCAATCATGGTCAAACGTAACAAGTTCGGAGCAAGGTATCAGGCGCATTACCTGTCATGGAATGTACCGTCAAACACTATGCCGCCACGCAGGGAAGATTCTGACGGACACAAGCACCCAAGAGCATGGAAGGATTACATGAATGAGCAATACAAGTACCAGTTTAGTCCTTCAAGGTATAGTGGCAAAGCCCATTCATCCCGTGCGCTCCTGGTTCACCCTGAAGATGGCACGTTCGGAACACTGCGAAACGTTATTTTAACGTCTCCCTTAACTATAATGAATGGTGACGAGTTAAAGGCTGTGAGGGATTACTGCGATGACGAGAATAGGTATGAAGTTTATTCCTACTACTTGGTCGAAGGCATCTCGCCACTGACAAAGAGACCTGCAACGCCGTTCAGACCTGCCGCACTAGGCATCCTGAAGGCGGGATACACTCTCCCTGAGATTCCTCCTGCACCACCTGAGCCACCAGCCTTGATTCTAACCATCGACCCTGCTTACTCAAGTATAGAAGAGGAAACACCAATCAGGTTTACTTCTATCTACAGTAAAAACTCTCCCATTACAAACTTCAAGTGGGAAGTAGCAAGCGATGTGAACAAGGGAAGCTATACGGTCGATAATGCAACATTTACGTTCAACAATGTCGGCACGTATTCGGTCAAGCTTACGGTGTGGAATGAATTAGGTCAGAAGGCAACGGGTACGGCGACCGTATCGGTAACTGCCAAGTACGTTCCACCACCACCTGCTCCACCACCACCCGCAAACACATTGCAGTGCGGTAAGCTGAACGACTCTGGCGGCGGTGCTTACACCGAAAAACTCCATGAGATGGGTAACACGTCTGGACGAGTGGTAATCACCTACAACATGTACGGAGTAGCTGACCGAATGGATGTTTACTATCAGAATCAGTTGCTTGCAAGCACGAACACTGAGGTATCCAATGGCGGTTCGCTTCAGTTCCAGTACAGTCCTGTGGGCGGTGTGACGCAAATTAAAGTAGTGATGAGTTCTGGTTCAGGTTCAGGTTCATCGTGGGAATACTTGGTAAACTGCCCTGTGTAATAACAGGGCTTCATACAAGCAAATAAGTGAAGGGGTGTTATTTAAATGCCATTTATCGACACAACGCCTGCATCTTTTATCCCAAAGGTAACGGAGCAGGATATACAACCGCGTTTGGGCGACCTGCTTGCTACTCAAGGGTGGGAGACGGTAGCAAACTTTAAGAAAGTGACATTTGATTCAGGCATAATGCGAAGCACTTATACCGGACTTGATACTACTGACATTCCGATTTACGTAGCAGAGCATTTCATCTACAAGAACACGGAGGGTAAAATGTTCGGGGTGGCTGTCCTTGGTACTTGGAATCAAAATCTAGGTGTGCTGAGAAAGTTAAACAAGTCCCCTGATACTAAAGCACCTGCTCCTGCGACACTCCAAGTGTTTTCTGAATGGGCGACAAACGAGTTCCGTAAGTACCGTTCTCCACAAACCTTGTACTTTTACATGGTCGAGAACCTTGCTGGACTGACTACAAACAACCCTGACATTACATTGCCTTGGATAAATACCTCAGAACTCAAAAGGGCAGTGTTAGATATCGAAGTTGAAGTTTCAGGTTGGGTGGGCACAGGTGCATCAGCTACTTTTACAGTAACTAAAGCCGAAGGTAATCGGATGCAGTCTCCTATTATGCAAGCTGGTCTTCGGACAAACCTGCTGGAAAATTACTACGATGACACTATCAACTACGCCATTCAGAATACGAACTGGTGGGCTGACTCTGAAATCTCCATTAAAGGTCACTTGAACGGAGAAAGCCTGTTCTTCATCATCCAGTGTGATAATGTACCCGCACCGGAAGGGAATCTTGTTCCAGTCATTCCTCTTTACTTCGGCAAGCTAGATGCTATTGAAGAAGGTGACGATGCTTATGCAATGTTCACGGGTAGTGTGCCTATCGTATCCAGTACAGGTACGGCGGGGCTGACAGCAATCTCCGAATACGACTTTGATGACACCGCGAAGAAGCAACCAAACATCATGCCGCTCATGAAGTCTTATCCTAAGTTTCCTGCGAACGGTTTGGATAACATCATGGTAAGCCGTGGTAAACTAGGTGCTCGTTATCAGGCTTACTACCTGTCGTGGAACGCCCCTGCAAATGCCATCCCTCCAATGCGTACTTCAGTGGATGGTAAGAGAGATTACCCAAGGGCTTGGAACAACGCTGAGAATCCTCTTTACAAGTATTCCTTCAACCCATCCCGATACAGCGGTAAGGTTCACACCTCCAAGCTGTACGTAGTACATCCAGAAGAAGGGGTGAGGGGAGCACTGAAGGATACTATCGCATTGTCGGCGCTGTCCTTTAACGCTAACAAGTTGCGTGTAAAGAAGGAGCATTGCCCTGACGAGTTCGATGTATTCCGTTACTTCTTGGTCGAAGGCGTATCGCCACTGACCAGCAAGCCAGGAACTCAGTACCGCCCAGCGGGTATCGGATTATACTTCAACACAGTCAATGACGAAGGAATAGAAGTTACTTCTACGCCCCCAACACCGCCTGTAACCCCATAAAAATCAAGCCCTGCCGTGTAAAATCGGCGGGGCAATTCTAAACTAGAGGTGATCTATTGTGAGTTGGTTTGATGGAGATTCCACGATTCAGCTATTCCCTAAAGACCTTGAAGCGCTATTTAACTCCAAGGGATGGGATACATTCATTAAATACCGCTCTGTATCGCAAGACGGTCTCAAGTTCGCAGAAGTCCGCTTGTTCAGGTCTCTTGGCTCGGATAATCAAATGCGTAACTTCGGCATGGTTTACGGCTACGGTAAGAAGAGTACCCCTGCATTGGGTGAGCAAGAGTTTATTTCTCAGAACTCCGTTCTTGGTGCGTTGATTAGAGATGAGACCTTGAATACCAAGTTCCAGTACCAAGTATTCCCTGTAATCGCAGACTCGGCAATTATCTACAAGAACGGTAACGCCGTGCCTTCCACGGATTACGCACTGGATGCAATGAAGGGCGTAGTTACGTTCACTTCTGCTCCTGAACCTACAGACGCAATCACATCCAACTATTCCCCATCCCCAATTGCACCACAACCAGTGAAGCGTATGTACTTCTTCACATTTGATGACGTGCGGGGCGAACGTATTGTACAAGGCGTAAGTGGTACTGTAGTAATCGGAGACCCTGAATCCATTTTACCTGATGGTGACGGAACTAAGAAATTGTTCCCAATCCCTACTGTAGCAACGATTAAACCTGACACTGTTCGGGTTTATGTAAATCAGGTCGAACAAGCCGCAACTAATTACACAGTTGACTACACTAATAATACTGTAACGTTCATTGGAAAAGCACCGGACGCAGGGGCAGAACTTCACGCATCTTACGTGAAAATTCTGAACGCCACAGGAACACAAACCCTGAACTACGGTGATATTATGGTTAAGAACTTTGACCCTGATAAACCTACCGACCTGATGAACGCTGTGTACTCGTCCATTTACTACATCTATCCGTCCTTGCCAACGGCTCTGTCCTTCACTCCGTTGCAGAACTTTGATAGAGGATGGCAACGCGACAGCACGATGTACTTTTGGGGGAATGTGACCAAAGACCGCATTGTAATGTTCTTCCGTCCAGACCCAACTCCGGGCGCAGAGAACACGTACTTCGCTCCATTGTACATCGGGCGGCTGACGACCCTCGGTAAAGCCCCTCGTAAGAACAACGTCATTATCTCCGGTTGCCGTGAAGCCGATGAAGTTGTTTGGAAGAAGGACATGAAGTTGGGTGCAGTTTACGTGGACTACGGAAACAACACTTCTAACGGAAACCGTGGAGTACAGTTACAGCAGTCTATTGGTGGTACTTACTACCAACAGCATTACCTCGCATTCATTACGCACGATAAGAGCATTGATGCGGGCGAAACCCGATTTAACCCATCTGTATACAGCGGTAAATACCACATTTCTCCGATGTACATTGTTCACCCGAATGATGGCTTTGTAGGCAAGCTGGATGAGTGTTATGCCGTCCACCCTAAGAACATTTCTCAGTTGGATGAACTCGAAGTAGTTGAGACTTCCGACCATGAAGAATTGGGCAAAGGCAACGGAGTAAACAAAGTCTTCCACCTGGCTCACTCGCCATCCCTGAAGGATGACGGTACGCCGTTCAAGCTTGAGGTTCAGGTGGATTGTGCAGACCAAACGCTCGGCACGGACTACATGGTTGATATCGAGACGAAGACAATCAGTTTCCTTGAGGGTAAAGAACCTGCGGCTGAAGCGGAAGTTCTTGCTACTTACGAGTACAAGCAACTGTACCGCTACACTTTGGCAGACACACCTGTTAGCCCGTTCACTCTAGCTAACATGTCACCGTTTGCTCCAATTGGCCTAGGCATCCTAAAAGAAACGCTTAAAAAGAACTCGTAATCTATAGTATGGGAGGTTGGCGGTGAATGATGAACGGTAAGAAATCTTACCTAATCAGCTTCACCGCCCTTTTTTCTAAAAGGGGCTATGAACTGAAAATTGGGTTCGAACAAATTATCAATGCTAACAATCAATATCACCTGACCGCTCCCGTTAACAGTACCTATAAGACATTGATTGAGGATACCATGAAGAACGCAAACAAAGCCCCTCACTCGGCTACCGGATTATTCGGGCGGCTAGGGAGTGCTGAGTACATCACTCAGTATGACGGCTTTGAAGTAGAGACTGTAGTAGCTTCTATCGTATCGTACCTGTCAGGCATCCATAAGTATTTTAACGGCGAAACAGTCACAGACGGAACAACAGATGGACAGCAGGATGCACGTAGGCTTGAGCAGATACTTGAAGCTGAAGGTGCGGCGGTAAGCGAAGGTAGTCGGATAGACAAATTTGCACACCTTGAAGAACTGGCTTCCGGTGATCTTTATGACGTTAAGGTCTCCGTTGCAGAAGGTAATAGGGTTTCCATTTTCCTGTCCAACAAACAAAGTGTAATACATGCGCTCGAATCCACCGTATCCGGTATCTCACAAGACACTCAGATGGGCGGAATTGAATCCGCAGAGAACGGTGTCCGGTTGAATGCTGAAGAAGGACGGGCGGTACTTTCCAACATCGTCCGCAGTATCTTAGATGGGGAGATGGCTTTAACCAGCGTAGCTACCCATAACCCTGACATTAGCGTGGTAGGGGAACTACACTATACGGAAATAGGTGAGGTTGGGTTTGACAGAGCTGTCAGTGATTCTTATCCATTGGAGTATGCAGTCCTTGTAAGTGAGGGTAGTGAGCAAGGGTATGAACTCGCAGAGATAGCCGTAAAGGGATCCTCTCTAGAAGTTTACGTACTTACGGATACTCGACAGGAGGGTACTCTTGAGGGCAGGGAGGAAGCAAGACAGCTGGAAGTCACGGAGGATGCTTTCGTTTCTCGGACAGAGACCGGACATTTGGATATGGTATTTGATGCTCAGACAGGAACACCTGTTTTCGCTGAAAAGAGGAATGAAGCAGAACTTACGCTTACCACGGTAGCCGACACATACGGCGGCGGTGAAGCTGAGATGAATGAACACGTACTGGCAGAGACCCTTTACAACGAACCAACCATCTTGAGTGAGTATGTGATGGTGGACACGAATAAGGACGTAGACCTTCAGCCTTTTACTGAGGTTCATACTTACCAGAACGCCGATGCTCAGGAGTTCATTCGTACGGATACAGTTATGCAAGCAAGCCAGCAGGATGACGTAAGAGGTGAGTTGATTCAGTCTGTTTACGATGGTCAAGTGGAAAGGGTCTTGGTACAGGGAGAGAACGTACAGGATGCCGCAATGCAGGAGAGTTTGATGTACGACACTTTAGTCAATACACAGACGGACGAGCAGACCACCGCTGTTACCTACGAGAACGGGCACAGCCTCGAATTCTCATCCAAGGCAACCTCTCAGGTGAAGGACGCTAGAATTGAATCTACTCAGTCTGTGGACACAAGTGTCTCAGCAGATATGCAGGAGTTCCTGACCTACGATACAAGGCAGGACAGTGAACTTGAGACGTTCACTAGAGCGGAAAGTTGGGCTAACTCACTGCTCTTGATTGACCGGACGGTGACGGCTGACACAGAGCAAGAGGGCAGGCAGTCACTCGAACTGGAAAGCGGTAAGATTGAGATGGAGTATATGGCGGGCGTTGAAAGTTTAGACCAATCATACTACTTCGATAAGCACATCACCAATTCCTCATTTTCAAGCTCAGATAGTGTCAAGGATGCCACTGAGAGCCTTCTTGTAACTGTAGAGTACACTTCGGACACGGCTAAAGCAGGAAGCCTTACAGACGCTTCTAGCGCTATTGGAGACAACGAAGGTTACCTCAAACTGGTATCCCAAGGAAGCGCCGTACAGGAATACAACGCTGACATTGACGATTTTACGGATGTTACGTATGTGAGCGGTGACGGGGCTATCCAGCTTATCAGTGACGCAGAAGTTTACGTGGGCGGCGACCCACTGGTTGATAGATTCATAGAAGCTACCGATAAGAGTGACAAAATGGATGCAGAATTCGAAGAGTGGACGGAAGCTGGCATGTCGAAGCGCACACAGGCAGAGGTAGAATCCCTTTATACGTTCGAGCAGATTCGGGGAGCGATTGCAGAATCGCCTGAAATACTGAAGGCGGTGCGACTCATGGAAATTATGTACGGCTCAAAAGCGGTTGATTTGATTGAAGCAGGGATGGAGAACATCATCCAAGATAGCATCACTCAAGGTTTCACACAAGCTGATTTCCCTGCCATTACGCAAACGGTAATCGAAAAGCTGAAACAGGCGGGGGCAGGGGTTACGGTTATTGCTTCCAATCAGGAAGAGGTGCACGTCGAACAAAACAAGGGGGCAGACCTGAAAGCAGAGTCTCCGACGACCGGACGGTACGTAGTAGAACAGGAGGGCACGATGCCGCAGGGAATTTCAGGTGCTTCCTTATCGGACTTCAAGCAGACTGCAAACATTACTGAAATAAGCAGGGCAATTGCGGAAGCCAACAAGCACATCGGAGTCATTCAAGGACTGGACAAGGCAGATCAGAAGACCTTCGGTGAAGGTGTTAAGCAGACAGGGCTCACTGCGGCAGAGACCGACATTACAAGGGACGGTGTAGTTCACTTACCTGAGACGGCGTTATCTAACCCTACTGCTGAAGGTGTAGGTACAAAGCTTGAGACAGGTTTGGCGGGCATGGGATATGAAGGTGAGGTAGAAAGACCGGACACAGCCAACCAAGTAACAAGTGTAGAGGCTATCAAGCAGGACATCGAGTCCGCCGCACAGTCTGACAGCAAGCATGTAAGCTATAAACACAAGACTGAGATAGCGTTATCTAACCCTACTGTTGAAGGTGTAGGTACAAAGCTTGAGATAGGTTTGGCGGGCATGGGGTATGAAGGCGAGCTAGAAAGACCGGACACAGCCAACCAAGTAACAAGTGTAGAGGGTATCAAGCAGGACATCGAGACCGCCATACAGCCTGACAACAAGCATGTAAGCTATAAACACAAGACTGAGATAGCGTTATCTAACCCTACTGCTGAAGGTGTAGGTACAAAGCTTGAGATAGGTTTGGCGGGCATGGGGTATGAAGGTGAGCTAGAAAGACCAGACACAGCCAACCAAGTAACAAGTGTAGAGGGCATCAAGCAGGATATGGAGTCCGCCGCACAGTCTGACAGCAAGCATGTAAGCTATAAACACAAGACTGAGACAGCGTTTAATGGTACAGGTGTGGACGGTGTGTGGCACGGCATTAGTTTGGGCGAACAACGGACAGACAGGGATGCACTGACCCATGAAATCGAAGGCGCTCGAATCAGTGATGGAAACTCACCTACAGCTATTCAGGAGTTGGAGGATGCTTGGCATAGCGATGTTGCGAAGGAGACTGTTCTTTACGAAGAACACACAGCAATGTTTACGGACAAAGGGTATGAAGCAGTGGAGTCCAAGCTAGAAGGGGCTACCAGCGGCAAGTCTAATGACGCATTTGTGGTGGGTATAGAAGGAGCAACTTCCTTTATTTCCGAAGAAGCTGTGGTTCATCAAGGAGAATCAGCCCAATACCATGACGGCTCGACAATGGGCGTTATTCATGAGGGTGAATCGGCTAATATTGATGATAGCAGTAAAGTTGGAACTATCTCGGAAATGGGGACAGCAACAACGACAACCAATGCTGAAGCAGTCACCCATGAGTTGGAGGGAGCGGTAAGCGGTAAGGATACGGGTGCCTTTATTCAGGCAGGAGAACTCGCTGAGCACATCTCACATCAAGACCTTGCAGTCATTGAGGATTTGGAGTCAGGGGTACGGAAGAGGTTGCAACTTGAGACTGATATCCAAGACGACTCCAAAGTGACGAATCACCGTGAGCCTATCGAGACGCATATCAGCGAACCGGAAGAAGCCGCTAGACCTACTAAGGCGATTGAGGTGGGAATTGAAAAACCGGAGAAAGTCGACAGACCTAAGCTTGTTCTTGAGGTCGATATCGAGCAATCAGAAGGTGCAGAACGACCTAAACGTGTAATCGAGACGACAATTGAGAAATCTGAGGGCGGTATTCTCAAGACACCTGAAGAACCGAAGAAACCTCGCATCTGGCTCATTATCGGTAAGATAGCTTCTTGGAGCATCTGGAACTGGAAGAAAACAAGGTAGGTGATAATAATTGGGAATCTATAAGAAGTCGAGTGGCTTAATCTTCGATGACAGGTTCGATAGCGGGAGTATTCATTCCCGCTATACCCTTTCACCTAGTGATGCTGTTTCAATCGACAATGCTTTAGGTCAGGTCATCATGCCGCACACTGAAAGCGACACTTCTATTATGTTCGATGTTCCTGAAGAGCAGACTGTGCTAATGGAAGTGACCGCTGACTACGTGCCGACAGAACTGTTAGATGAAGGCGGTATTATCATCTGGCAGGACGGATACCACCGATTGGAGTTTCTTGAGAGTAAAGACACAACCATTAGGGAGTATAGCCGTTGGCGGGCACTAAAGAAAGCAAATAAGTGGACGTTCTATGCCCATCGCGGTAGTGGGTGGGAGATATTCGATACTGCTCCTATGGTCGCTGAGAAGATGGGTGTCATCCTAAAGAATAGGGAACAAACTAACTTCGACACTCTGAACCTCGATAGGATGGTTGTCTGCAAGAGCGACAAAATTACGATAGGCAACTTACCTACGGGGTACTCAGTTTACCTCTGTGACCCTGACGGCAATTCAGTGGCTTCAGCGGTGGTTGAGCCTAACTGGACAGGTTGTGAGATTGAACTGCCCTTGATGCCCTATAACGGGATTATCAGGGTTTACGATACGCAAGGTACGCTTCTATCAAGTCTCGGCGCATTCGATATCTACGGTGGCGACATTTACCTGTTTGGCACTGAACTAAAGGTTATCTGGAATGGTAAGGAACTTAACAAGGAGACCGACACGTATCTTGGCACGATGTATGAAAATCAGATTCTCGTTCAGATGTTACTACAGAACCCTTCCAAGGAGAAACCTGCAAACACCATATCGCTTGGCATCCTAAAGTATATGGAGACGTTCGGGTACGAGTGGGCAGACATTTGCCATGATGACGGGGCAGACACGCCGACAGAGGAGTTCTCGAAGCTTCTAGATATGGGCAGTTTACCACCTCTTGGAGAACGAAAGTTCTGGATGAAAGTTGAGAGGATGGAAGACCGTTTCCAGATTAAACCCCTGCACTTTATTCTGGACATTAACCATACGTAAGGAGGTGAGCGTAAATGGCAGGAACGAAGATGACCCTTCGCCGCTACGGGGGCGGTGAGTTTCAGTATTGGGATGAACAGGAAATCATCGTAGACGAACAGTACCTTTTATTAGAGCGTGGGTTGTTCATCTACCTTGACCACGAATACCGGATGGGCACGAAGCAGTTAGACGTGTACTTTAACGGAGCACACTTGCTAGAAGGCGGCGGCTACGAAGAGATTGACCCGACAACTATCCGGTTGGACTTAGGGACGTATGAAGGAGACACACCCCTTGCTGGACTTCCTGTACAGCTTCAGGTGGGCGATGAAATCCTTATCCGTACATGGAAGCCTGAATACCGTCAGGGCAACGGGAACATTGATGAACTCAGGTTCTTGACTCTGGAAGAAGAGATACGGAAAGCAAGGCAATACAAGGACGCTGACGCACCTCATTCCAGCCTTGATGAACGTCTCGATTTTATTGAGCGGCGGGTAGAATCCAAGACAATGGTATTCTTCCTGAGTCGGGTGTTTGACGGAGTAGCCAAGCTAGTCATGCGCTTCCCGTATGAGGGAGATATCACTGAGGTTTACGCTTCCACATCACGTGAGGGAGACGCTGACACTATCTTCCAAATTGAGAAGTGTTCTCAGGAAAGTTACGACGGTTTGAACCCAACATGGGAGACAATCTTCCACAGCAATCTTGTGGTAGATGGGAACGAGCGTTCCAGTAGAACGTCAGACAGACCTTACGCTGTATCCGTTCCTAGAATCAACAAGGATGACCATTTCCGTATCAACGTGGTCGAACGTGGAGAAGGCATTGAGGGTGTAACAATAGAACTGGTAGTGCGGTTAGGATAGTTCCACAGTTTACCAAACCCACAGTAAAATATTGGACTACTTGCTTATAATGTATGTGCGGTAAAGAGCCGCAAGATCGTAAAGGAGAGGTGAATAAATATGGCAGGAACTAGGGGTATTGCTAGATTCCGTGGTGAACAGTTGAACAACAAGTTGATGCGTAATAACCACTTCGATGTTGCCAACAAAATCAATGAGCAATATTTGGATATTGATTTCCACGCACACCGTGAATCCCTTGAAAACACCAAAATCGACGTGTTCGTTCAAAAGAATGATGTAGCTGTAGGTGTGGGGCTGAACTCCATCGCAATCACGCCCGACATTCTAAACACTAACGTAGCAGTTGACTCCAACACTGAGGGTACTGTTGTCGGCAACGTAATCGAACTACGTAAGAATGGCACACAAGACTTCCCGTTTATTGATGAAGACGGAGATAGAGTTTACGGTAAAGTACGTGAAGATGCAGGAGATTTCTACCTTGACTTCTTCAGTGAAGTTGCAGGAGTAGAAGCCCCTTACACATTCGTAGATGCGGTAACATTCGACTACAAGTACATTACCCGTACTAACCTGTCTGTAATTCCTGTTGATGCTATTGTTAGTGGCGGGGCAGGTCTCGTAGCAGATGCCGTCGATGCTAAAGCCTACATGAACCTTAACCAGTTGATGAAGGACATTTACGGTGGCGGTGGCACTCTGGACAATGACGGTAACGCTAACCTCGCTACTAGCATTGTACAGCAAATTGCCAACGAGATTCAAGCACGTACTGACGCTGATACAGCTATCCGTAACGACTTGGCATCCACTGCGGCGGCTAAAGGTGCGAGCCTTGTTGGGGTAGTCGTTGACCCTAACTACGATGGTGCAAACGTTCAGGCTGTACTGGCTGACCTTGCACAGCGTTTGGTAGAAGTTGAGACGCTGACTGTGGGCATCGCTAACCGTGATTCTGACTCTGCCAATGGCTACTTCAAGGCGGGAAACTTCGGCACGGCTGAGGGTCGTATCGTTGACCTTGAGACTGCCGCTGATGCTGAGTTTAAGGCTCAAACTGACCGCTTGGTGAAACTTGAAACTGAAGATGAAGAAGAAGTGTTTGAAGCGGCGGGCGGTGAGACTGAGTACGTGTTCCTTAACGGCTTGGCTAAACCTAAGACTGTCCTTCTGTCCATCAACGGTCAAGTACAGACACCTACCATCAACTTCGAGTACCATGTAGACGGTAATGGCGCAATCCGTGGTGTAAAATTCGCACCTGAGACGTTGAAGATCACTGACGGAATCCCTGATGTACTGTACGTCAAGTACAAGAAGATTCTCTAGTAACTAGACCCCTTTATCGGGGTCTTTTTATTTGCCCCGAACCTAACTATAAAACGACTAATATAGTAGTGTACTTTACACGGCAATTGTTAAGGTTTCACCTGACCAACCTATATTGTCTATAGCTTGACAAGAACAAAGTCGAGAACTAAGCAATTAAGGGAGGAAATACAATGCCAGCACCAATAGTTTCTTGGTACACGTCCGATAACTCTTCGCAAGTAACTCAGTGGGATATCGGTACAGTTGACGCAGGTTCGTTGTCCACTACCTTTACGGTACTGATTTGGAATAACCGTGGCGGCTCGTCCGCAGTATCCGATATGCAGAACTGCACAATCACAACTAAGGATAGTTCGGGTGGTAACACGGGTGAACTTGTAACAAACACTTGGATTGAAGTTAAAGTGGATTCTCTATCCGAATCCACGTTTACTGCTATCGGCGGCACAGTCACGAAAGATATTCGTGCTACGAAGTCTGACACTCCTGCGAAAACAATCAAAGGGGCGGCAAATGACGGTAACATTAATACTGCTAACACAACGGCAAACTTATCGAAGGTAACTCTTCGTGCCAACGTACCACCAACAGCTACAGCAGGATTAGTAACATTCCTGACACGTGTGTCTTACCAGTACGTGTAAACATTGACTTCAATACAATGAAGGAGGAATTCATAACATGCTTTCGATTTTCAATGAACACAGCGGGATCTCTCCTGTAGGACAAGACTTCGTGTGGGTGGGTGAGTACATAGATGGTACTTACCTATCCGAATTCGACCTTACAACCAAGGAAGAGAACAGTTTCTACGATATTGATCGCGATCGGTTGGTTCGATTTGGCGTTATCGGTCACGGTAATAAATTTTTCTTCGAGAATGACGGTGTGTTCAACCTCGGTGGCTCGGGAATAGAAGTTATCTACAAGGACGGGGAAAGAGAGTACAACCTTACCGGTCACGCTGGAAAGTTTCACGATATCATCACCTACAAGGATGCGGAGTCTTCTGTGAACTTTGCTGTGGGTCAGGGCGGAACTGTCGCTGACACTACAATTACCCAATTTAACTTTGGATACAAGTCTTTGATTGAGATTGACGGAGTAACCTTCCAGTTTAAAGCTACTTGCAGAATTCCATTCGGTGAGCCGATGTATATCAACTTCTGGCTTGTAGCAGATCAACAGCTTAACGGGGTGCTTCTAATCAAGAAGAACAACCGAATTGCCACAGAACTCAAAGCACCACTAAGAAAAGGCGTGGGCGGCGAAGTTAATTTCGGACTGTCTTGATCCTAAGACAGTCTTTTTCTATTTAAGGAGGTACGATCATGCCGTATAAAATAGGAAATCTAGTGTTCACAGGACAAGCCGCATCGCAGACGGTGAATGGCTCTGTGGCTGATGTTATGGTCGGAGATAAATACCTATACGTTGCTTCATATAACTTGAACACCGTATATGTTTACAATAAAAATGCTGACGGAACTTTTGGTTCTTTAGTCAGGAGCTTAAATTGGGTCGCAAATGACAGTTACGTCCAATATATTTGTGCAAGCGGAAGTTCAGTGCCTTATGGTTATGCCGTTTACACTAAAGACGGGCAAGATTACCTTGTCGGTTGGTCTTCTAGTCACGCTTTACTGTTCGAGTGGACTATTAGGCAGTCCGACCAAGTGGTTGTAAACCGTACTCAGTATGCTGCCCCTACCACAATGGGTTCATATGGTCGTGGTGGTTGGGACGGAAGGGACGCTGTTTGGTTCTGGAACAGGAATGACATGAGCATATATAAGTGGGATTTGAATAACAAGACTGGTGGGTTGACCAAGGTTGTTGGCATACAAGGTAGCGGTTATGCTCTTGACTCAAGTTACACAGGGAGCGGTCTCTTAGTGGATGGGAATTACGCTTATTGGGGTTCTGGCTCGAACGAAGCTGACGGGTTTCTTGGGTGCTTTAGCTTGTCCAACGGTTCATTAGCAGAGTCTATCATGAAAAGTGGTAATCTATCAAGCTTCGGAGTCACTGCTATTTCGGGAAACACGGGGTGCATCCAGATAAACCCTACCAACAGAGGTGTAGCGTACTACTTTACCTTCAGTAACACAGTTAAGACCTTATTCCTTACTAACTTAGTTGTATCTAATACTACAATCCCTACCACTGCACATGACGACTTTGATATCCAGTTTGATATCTCCCTTGAAACATTAGGTAGTGCGTCCTCAGCCACGTTCCGTGCATTGATAAATGGGACGGTAATTAAGCCTTTCGCAACTTTATTTCCACTTCCAGTGACTAATAATACTGTAACAGTCCCAATTTCCAAAATGGTCTTGGGGGATAACACCTTAACGTTGGAACTTAAGGATAATTACGGTGGAGTATCAACAAAGACCTTCAACATCACGGTGACGAATAACGAACCTATAGTCGTAACAAGCGTTTCAAGGTCAACTACGCACGTGGATAACGTAATCTTTGAAGCCTATGTAAAGGACGAACCCACCGACCTCATGACGTACAGGGTATTGCTAAATGACATTGTGGTTAATGACTGGACAGTATCAGGTTACAACTCCCCACTGACTGTTCGGCGCTCGTTCAGGGCTGACCAACTAAACATCGGTAGCAATACGATTACTATTGAAGTGAAGGATAACTACAAGACCAATACTGAAGTTGTGTCAGGCACAAGTACGGTGACGAAGGTGAACACAAAACCTGAGTTGACGGTGGACATGAAAGGAAACACACTTAACATACTCATGCAGGACGCTGACGGAGATATGGTTAGGTTTAGAGTTCTGCTAAATGGTGAACAGGTTATCCCTGAGTCCGGTTACTCTGCCCCGTTCCCTTCGCCACTAGCTGTTACGTACACCTTACCCAAGAAAAAAACTATTACCAACCAAATTAATACAGTGAGGGTTGAGGTAATCGACTCGGCGGGAGACATATCAGAGTGGTCTTCGACAGGAGTATTAGGGTATAGCGGGCTGATGTTTAAGGACGCTTCTAGTAATTTCTACACTACGGACTTCGGGGTACTTCTGAAGTATCTGGACGTTGGAGTCCTTTACGCTAGGGAGCAGTCAGGAATATTTGAGGTGTTCGTAGAGAACACACTTGGATACCCTGTGAAGAATGTTGAGATTAAGGCATTGCAGGGAGACCTACACCCAACCAACGAGAAGGTTGAGGTCAGCCTGAGCAACGCACCTTTCGCTCCTGAGAGTGGACTGCTTTATCCTGACACCTACGTCACAGGCGATACACTTAAGTTCTATGTCCGTCTGACAATGAACGACGATGCAGTAGGCGGGGGCAACTTCAAGATTAAAGTAACAGGCAATGCCCTGTAAGAAAGGGAGGTCAATACAATGGCTAATCATAAAAACAACCGCCTAGTTGTAGATTCTACGGGCGTGAACCGCACAGCGGGCGCTCAAAACACTGTAGAGTTTTGGATGTTCTGGCGGGGAGATGATGGGCAGATGCCCTTCGGCTTTGACAACTACGACATTTACTTAGTGTCTGGAAGCTTAGGAATCAACACAAATAATAGTGATGTTATTGGGATAGCAAGCAGTGGTTTAGCGAATAAGTGGGTACATGTGACGGCTGTCTTCTATAACGGAGTACCTAATGCATCAAACCTGGAAATTTATATTAACGGGGTCAAGCAGACGATAGCTCAGCGCCTTGGTAGTTCACGCTCAATGACTGTAAGCAACTCAGCGGCGTTTGGTGGGTGGTCTCTGAGCACTTCTTACCAGTTTAACGGATATATTCGTAACGCCCGCATTTGGAATAGGAAGCTGCTTGCATCTGAGGTAACAACCGTAATGAACACGGCGGGGGCTGTACCCACAGGGAATGGACTCGTCGGACAGTGGTACACAACCTCCATCGAGAACGTAGCACCTCAGTACGATTATGCCTTTGCGAGTGGATACAGCAGGTTCGACCCCGTTGGTCTTCTTACACCTAACACGACATATCCCTTTGATGACAACGGAGACCCCTACGCAGGTTTTACGTATCAGTGGGACGTTCCGATTCGCTTTACTAAGCTCAGATTCAAATCGCACCCAAGTTACCCAATTAAAGGGGTGTCCATATATGTAGATAACGTGAGAGTCGTCACTAACTTAACCATCACAAACACTTGGTACGAAGCGAGTGGTAACTGGTATGGGAGTACCGTGACTCTTGTAAGGACAGGTACGGGAGACCAAACCATACAGCAGGTAGAGTTTTACGGGGATGTGCTGAATAAGGATTATTCTTTGAATGTAACCAAGGTCGGTGAAATACCTGCTTGGTACGTATACAACATGCAGATGGTACAGATTGATAACACGTTGGATGTTATCGGTGACACAGGACACGGAGGTAACGACATATGGCACATGGTCAGAACTGCTACTGTGGGCGGGTCAGTAAGCTACGTAAGAAATTACCAGCTAACTGGTATGCAATATACTACTACGCATCCTGACTGCTATGATTACAACCCTTGGAACGACCACCTGTACATTATCCATGACGAAGACCCTTATACCATGTACAAGTACCGTATTAATAAGCCAAGTATGAACTGGAATCTGACCTACACTGCGAAGTACACCTTTAGTTCAAGCTTATCCAACGGCGGGGTGCTGGTAACGTGGGCAGGAACTAAGTTCGCATTCAACAAACAAACGAATGAAGGATACGCTTACCTACTCGCTAACGGTCTTGGTCAAGGGACTACGGCTAAATTGTACAAGATCAAGCTGGACACTCCCAATGCTATACCAGAGTTTGTCGTAGATATTCCTTGGTATGCTCCAAACAACTTAGTTAGTTTCGCTGTCACGGACGAGTACGTATTTCTTCCGTTATCCGGCGGGGTACGTCTAGGGGCGTACAGTAAACGTTATGGTAATTTAGCTAACTCCTACCCCATGGTTGGAAATAAATTAAATAGTTACTTCAGCGCTTCCAGCTTCAACTACGGCGGGGCGACTTACATTACCGCCAACGGATACCAGTACGGGCTTATTCAACTAAGTGTAAGAAACAAGCGACCTTTAATTAATGACCTGAAGGCAACACCTGCCACGCTGACACGTGAAGACTTCCGTGTTACAGCAACGATAGGGCATACGAATGACTTGCCAACCTCCTACAAGATATTTGTTAATGGGGTGGAGAAAGCCACCGTATCATCCCTTCCAGTGCCTATTACAGTCAATCACCTATTATCTAATAGGGATCTTGTTTTAGGTTCCAACACGATAACGCTGGAAGCTATAGATACGCACTCTGCTAAGGTGACGGCTGTAGCGACCGTTCTCAAGACAAACACTGACCCTTTCCTTAACATAACGGCATCTACGCTGACCTGCCATAAGGAGCACATCTCCCTTGAGGTAGTCGTGTCTGACGCAGAAAAAGATAAGGCTAAGTTTCAGATTTTACTTAACGGGGTTGCTAAGTACCCCGACTCAGGAGGGTTCACTGAGAGCCTAAATACACCGTATACCTACGTATACTCACTGCGTAACAGTGACCTTCTAATTGGTGACAATACGGTTATAGTGAATGCGGTAGACGAGTACGGGGCGACAGTGAGTAAAAATTTGACCGTCAGTAAGCTAAATAAACTACCTCTAGTGGAAGCTGAAGTTAAGGGGCAGACCCTATTTGCTCACATTACTGACGATGACGGGGATGCCGTTCGTTACAAAGTCTTGATAAATGGTTCACAGGTTTACCCTCCCTCCGCTGGTGTATGGACGCAGTATATACCGACTCCCATTGACGTTCAGTTCATGATACCTAAAGAAGTTATTGTTTTCGGCAACACTCACAAGGTAGAAATCGTGATGGAAGATGACATGGGGGAGAGCAAGATTTGGCAGGAAACCACCCTGATTGACTACGCAGGTCTTATGTTCATATCTGAGGACGGTCAGTATTACTCTACTAATATCGGTGAGGTTCTGAAGTATCTTGAAGTAGGGACGATTGTGGCAGGCAACTTGTCAGGAATGTTCAAAGTTACTCTGAAGAACACCATTGGGTACGAAGTAAAGAATATCATACTGACAACGGCGCAGAAAGACCTTAATCCTACCGAAGAGGTCGTAGAGTTGAGCCTGACGGACAAACCTTTCACCGCAACTAATAGGATAGAGGTTGATTCCCTAGCCCATGCGGAGAGCGTACCTTTTTACGTAAGAATCAATGCTTCACCAAAAGCCATTGGCGGGGGGGAATTCGATGTAAGAGTCGTAGGAGACCCCGCTTAATATGCGGCTAGGAGGGAATAAATGAGTACTCAATCAGCACTGCACTCGTCGTACATTAAAAACAACGGTGACGTTTACTTTTTTGGGCATAACAGCTACGGTCAGCTAGGGTTTTCATCCTCTGCTGTTTACCCTTACCAAACAAAGGTTTCTCAACTACCTAATGTCAAAATGGTGGCTGAGGGGCACTACCACTCTGCTGTACTCCTTATGAATGGAGACCTGTATACCTTTGGGTACAGTTACTACGGTCAGCTTGGTGACGCAAGGGGGTGGAGAAACAGTAATGCGTATCCCACGCCTGTAAAGGTCATGTCCGATGTTAAGGAAGTAGCCTGTGGATACCTGCACACGGTTGTCTTAAAGAATAACGGTGACGTATACACCTTTGGTTATAATAATTACGGCAGTCTAGGTAACGGAAGCTCAAACGATAGCTACGTACCACAGAAGGTAGCCACAGGTATTCGTAGGATAGGGGCAGGGTATACTTCTTCGTTTACGATCGACCAAGAGGGTAAGCTTTATGCTACAGGGTACAACGGATACGGTGGGCTTGGTATCGCAGGGACGCAGGCTAGGTACAGCTTCACCTACGTCATGGATGATGTGCGCCAAGTGGACGGAGGTGTGTACCATACATTGTTCCTGAAGAATGATGGTTCGGTGTGGGGAGCAGGGTACAACTATCATGGTCAAACAGGCAGAGCCACAGGTAACAGTACAAGTAACGCCTACCCGACACCTCACAAGATTATGGATAATTGTCGCTCAGTCACTTGCGGCGGGTACTTCTCAGGAATTGTGACAAATGAAGGTAAGTTGTATACCTTCGGTAATGACGATTACGGTCAGCTAGGCAGAGGGTTCGTAGGGGGTAGTATAAATCCAACACCTACATTGGTGGCGGCAAACACCAAGCAGGTAGCTATGGGTTACTATCATACTATGGCGCTGGACTACGAAGGTAATGTCCGGTCTGTAGGTTACAACCATTATGGGATGTTAGGTACTACTGTAAATAACAACAGCGGTAATGGTGTAGTTGCGTGGCAGAACGTGACAAACGATGTTAGACGGCTCATGGGCGGTGGTGAAATCGCCTTTGAGTTCTCTGCCACCAGCGTTACGAAGGAGTTCCACAAGGAAGACTTCCAGCTAGTCGTCACAATTGACCACGTACAACATGACCTCATATCATACAGGGTGTTAGTAAATGGTACGCAGAGATTCCCTTCAAGTGGATGGACTTCTCCACAGTTACCTGATTTCATGCTTACTAAAGACCTGTCCCATACTTACTTTGACTTGGGCGGTAACTCTGTAATGCTGGAAGTCAGGGATACGACAGGAATGACTGATGCCATTACGTGGACGACAACCAAGACTAACATTGCCCCCACTGCTTCCCCTGAACTGTCTGCCGCTCAGATTCACAAGGACAACATCATGATTGGCGGAACAGTGTCCGACCCTGAAGGTGATAAAGTACAGTACCGTGTGCTCCTGAACAATGTTCAGAAATACCCGATTACTAGCTTTACAGAACTTGAGCCGTCACCTGCAACAATCGGCTTGGTCATCAACAACGCAGACTTCAACGTGGGGGCTAACACCCTGAAGATTGAAGTAAAAGATGACTTAGGTTCATTGACGACTTGGACGCAGGTAATCATTAAGACAAACACTGCCCCTACGATAACAGGGACGGTAAAGGGTAACTTCCTTAACGCCACAGTTAATGACTTTGATACGGACAAGGTACAGTACAGACTGACGTTAAACGGAGAACAGCTATACCCGCAGGATGGTTATACCGGATACAACGCGGTACCTCTAAGCATTCAATACACCATTCCGAAGACTAAGGTCAAAAATGGTGTTAACAACGTACTCAGAGTTGACACGTTGGATGAATTGGGCGGGGCTAGGTCGCTGGATATCACTTTCGTAGGTATCCTATCAGGATTGATGTTCTGCGATGCCGCTGAGTCATTCTACTCGGATGACTTCGGAGAGGTAATTAAGTACCTCGACTTCGGTACAATCGTTGCAGGGCAGACCACAGCGGCAGAGAGGGTGTTTGTAAAGAATACTCTAGGCTATCCGGTAGAGAATGTCCGGTTGACAGTAGACCAGCGAGAACTTGACGGTACGAACGCTAAAGCAGAGGTAAGTAAGCTAGACGCTCCTTTCGATCCGCTTGACAAATTGACCTACGTGGAGCAGTTAGAGCATAATGCGAAGATTAGCTTTTATGTTCGCATAGCCGCCAACCGTCAATCCATGTGGGGCGGCATGTTTGATATCCTTGTCAAAGCTGACCCAAGCAAAAGCTAAAATGCGCCCTTGCTATCTTATAATGATGGTAAGGGCTTTTCATATGTAATTACAATTCCACTCAGAGGTGATTTTATAATGGCTAATGGAGTTTATAAGGGAGGCACAGGAACAGCGAACGACCCTTATCTGATTGAAGATGGGTACGACCTGTTTGAGTTCTTGAGCAAGGTAGTTACTATTAACACATCCAAGTGTGCACAGCTAGTTAATGACATTGACCTTAATATCGCCCCTTACAATACAGGTCTTGGGTTTTATCTTGGGCATACAACAGCCTTTCTTGGTACGTTCGATGGGGATGGGTACGTAATCAGCAACTACTTCAACCGACAGACCACCAGCTACGGGGGATTGTTCCCTCAGCTTGGAGCGACAGCCATAGTTAAGAACTTCGGGATGGTGAACGTGGATATCCAAGCATCGGGTATGTCTTATATGGCGGCTGTTGCAGGGAACATGGCTGTGGCGGGAGCGCTGATTGAGAACGTATATGTCAGTGGGGGTAAGTTTTACGTGGGCGGCTATTCCGGTCTGATTTTAGGGAGTATGTCGAATGGTACAATTCGCAACGTTTACTCGCTCAATGTCGATATCAAGCAGTATTCCAACTACGTAGGCGGTATCGTAGGAAGTATATCTTCAGCCAACCCTCAATGCTATAGTTCGTGGGCTTCCAATACTATATCCTATAATTCCAATAACTCTTATTTGGGAGGGTTTGCAGGAGGCTGGACGAACAGTGTCCCGATGAATATTATTAACTGCTATTACAGCACAAGAATGAACTATGCAGGGTATAACGGAAACCTTGCCTTAGCTGTTACGGAGACGCAACTCAAAGACCCTTCTTATATGTACAACCTGAATGCTAACCAGACAACAAGCGTAAATACGTTTTGGGTTCTTCGTCCGGTATCCTACCCTGCTTTGTGGTTTGAAGACTTCATGTCGTTCCTCCTACTTGACGCAGGTAAGCCGATTACAAACTTGGACTTTGGGGCAGTGCTTGAGGGCGGCAACTCCCCCACTAAGAAGGTCAGGCTAAAGAATGGGTATAAGTACCAAATAAAAAGTATTAATGTAGGTTGGGCAAGGGCGGCAGGGGTGTCAGATAAGACAGAACTTCAGCTTAGTTTGGATGGGACATTCACTGACAATGCCAACCCACTTTCCTTGAACGGGTTAAGTATCCTACGTGGTAGAGAGTTTGACTTGTACGCTAGAGTAAAGACCTATGATGGGGTAACTGGTGCAGGGCAGTTCGATATAACCGTAACAGTGACTTCGGCAGAGTAATGGGTTTTTCATCTCAATACAATGGGATAGGAAGTGGTTGAATTGTCAGCATCAGGAATCATTGGTGCGGAGTCGAGTTTTTCGGCTTCGCACGTTAGTTTAACCAAGACTCTTTTCCTACCACTGTCGGCTACCCATACCATTAATGAAAATACCCCTTATACCTTAACTGCCAACCATAACGTCTTGCTGAAGACAGCAACGTTCAATTTAACGGCAAGTCATAGAACAGAAGGGAAGTCGCCACTTTTATTAACTGGTAGCCATGCAGTTCTCCCTAAGAGTGTGCGGTTGAACTTAACCGCTAGACATAACACGGTGGAGTACGGGACGAGTGACTTACAATTAACAGCAGAACATACACTTTATTCTAAAACGTTCAACCTTCAAGCATATAACAGGATAGACCCTAACACCACTTACTTTACCGCTGAACATACTTCCATACTTAACGCAGTGGCGGCTGATTCGGAGATAAGCAGTAGCCTAGCAGTAGCCCCTCCAATCACTGAAGCGTTGAATGGTGCTATCTCCGTAACAGAGACGAACACGATGGACGGTATATCGTTCATTTGGGGTGTAAGAGATGCTGACCTGAATACGAAGGTAAAAGTCAAGAGAACGGAAGATAGCTACCTTAAATCGCAGATAGCCGTTAGAGAGTCCAATACTATGGACGGTGCGGTTGATATCTTCGGTCGGGGCGAGACGGAAATCAAGAGTAGTATCTTTGCGATGGGTGTCAGTGAGTCTTACATCGACGGTCGAATTGGTGTCCGTATAAGAAACGCCATGACAGGTAATACCGACATTTGGGGCACTGATAACAGTGACCTGAGCGTTAATGTAAACGTCAAGCAAGTCTCTGACCTGCCTATGACGCTAGGTGTAACCCCTGCAAACAAGATGACAGCAATTGTAGATATTCAGCAACCTACGAGAGTAACCGATAAATTGACCGCTAAACGTGACGCATTCGTTCGTCAAGCATATCCTAAGCTGAACTACGGCGGGGAGCAAACGTTGGTTACAGGTTACAGTGCAACACGTGAAGAAGTGTTCCGAAGCATTGTCGGCTTCGATATTACTAATCTCATGGGGCTGACCAACGACTACAAGATTGAAAAAGTAGTCATGAAACTGAAGCATTCAATCGGACGCACTCCAACTATCCCAATTGAACTAAGCGCCGTCAATGGTGCTTGGACAGAGTTCGGAATCACTTGGAACAACCAACCTGACTCCGGTGACATTGTTAGCCAAGGAGACTACGTTGTAAACGCTGAGAAAGGCTTCATCGAGTTCGACATTACCAACTTCATCCTGCAAGCAAAAGAGCAGGGAAAGAACCTCGTAGACTTTTACTTGCGAGCGGTAAATGAGAGCGATGAATCTGTGCAGTTCTTTTCAATGGATGCAGGGGCTTCATTGACACCTACCATCGAGTACACTTACTTCGATGAAGTAATCCGAAGCACTGGACGTTCTGGAATTGATACGAGTATCTTAGTCACGTACCCTGCTAAAAAGGACTTGCCTTCTAAGATTAATGTATTCAAGAAGTCCGATAATAAAGAACTACCTTCGACGATTACGGTTACGCCATCGGGTAAGAGATTCGAGAACTATCCTTCCAGTGTGATGATTAGCCGACCTGACCTGTCCGGTAAGGGTACGGTAAGGATAAATACTTGGAGTGAGATTGATTCTAAGGTGTCCGTAAGAGAAGTAGACCTGTACGACCTTGAGAACTGTAGTATTGTAATTTCCAGACCTAACTTTAACTCAGAGCTTTACGTAGCCAACAGAAAAGACACTCCTTCGCAATTGGGTGTTCGAGTATGGAGTGAAGATAATCTTTACGGTTGGGCAATTATTACCGTTAAAGAACGTCCTGCACAAGTCTATGTACGACCTTACGTTAACTTGGGAGGAAGCGTAACAGTTCGCCATTCGGTGGACGAAGACCTGTTCGGAACATTTACCGTAAGTGAGCGCAACAAACCAGGTACGATTTATGTACTGAACCGTGATGACCTTCCTTCGCAGGTAATCGCAAGGGGCGGCGAGAACAGTGATATTGTTTCTAGCATCACTGCCAATCAGTTCCAATTTCAAGGTACAATTGAGGTTAATCCTTATATCGACTACAAGGGTAGCGTTTCTGTAAGACGTTCCTCGCAAGTGGAAAAGGAATCTAGTATTACGGTGTCTAGACCTGACCTGAACTCTTCAGTTTACGTCAGATTCCGCAGTGACTTAGACGGGGTAATTAAGACAAGACGTAAGGATAAGAGCGACCTTGATGGGCGGGCGGCAGTATCCAGACCTGACCTGCAAGGTAGAATCTTCCCTATCATTCACAGCGACACGGTAGGCAGTATTACCGTAAGGCAGAATAAGGTCGCTAACCTGAACTCTAAAATTAATGTGCCTTACCGAAAGGACATTCTTGCTGAGATTGATGTAGTAGGGGCAAGCATGATACCGTCCAGCATCCAAGTAAATTCGGGATACCTGTCCAGTAGATTGGAGATTCCTGCTTACGGCAACGAAGACCTTGACAGTGAGTTCATTATCAGAGTGAGATTGGCAAGCGATATTGATTCCTCAATCGACGTGTACTCCTTTAGCACGATTGAAGGTAGTGTTATTATACGCCAAACCTACGACAAGTCAGTAGACTCTAGTATTACAGTGAGACGTACCGAAGGAAAAGACCTGGCGGGTAGTATTGATGTTTGGGTTGTTAGAGACCTGAAGGGTAAAATCTCCATCCGTAGAGCAGAACATTCTGAGATTGACTCTAGCATTTCCATCCTGTGGCATAACGACTTAGCGGGTAGTGTTATCATCCCTAGTCACGCAGACCTGAACAGTAGAATCAATGTCATGTACCCTGCACGGAGTGAGATTCTTTCCAAAGTCCTTGCTAAGATTCGTGTCCACAGTGACGTTGAGTCAAGCATTGACGTAGCGAAGGGTGGGGCAGGAGACCTCCTAAGCTTCTTGGGAGTCACACCTACCAATAAGATGACAGGTATTGTAGATATCACTTTACCAATCCGTGAGGAAGTTACTCTGGATGTTATCAAAGACACATATGTTAGGGAAGATGTTCCAACCCTTAACTATGGGGAAGAGACCACTTTCGCAGTCGGTAGCTATAAAGGTAAGGTGCTTCGCTCACTACTTGGATTCGATATCTCTAGCTTGAAACGAAGCTACGATATCGACAAGGTTGAACTTCGCATGGTGTACGGTCAAGAGCCTGACAAGAACCTGAAGCTGTACGCAGTTGACGGAAGCTGGTCGGAGATGGGCGTAACATGGAACAACCGTCCAAGCATTGGTACAGAAATTACCAGCGCCTACACAGTAGCAACTGAAGACGGGCACGTGACATTCGATGTGACAGACTTCATCGAAGGACAGTACCGAGAGGGGAACAACCTAGTTGACTTCTACTTGGTGGCGGCTGACGAGCCTGAGAACGACTACGAATACTTCTTTACCAAGGAAGCAAGCCTAGCCCCTCAGTTAGTGGTCACGTACTTTGACCCTGCTGTATGGAGTTTTGGACGTTCTAACATCGACTCTAGCATTAGAGTACCTAAGCACTACGATAAGGCATCAAGACTGCGTGTTAGAAAACCTGCTTGGCTGGACGTAGAGATTCCTGCGACCATTGAAGTAACTCGTAATAATGAGTTCTCCGGTGCTATTACAGTAAGCCAACCTGATTTGGATTCCAGCGTTCATGTCGTGTACCGTAACAACCACGATGTTCCTTCTCACTTGGGAGTATCGAACAGGGCTCTTGCTAAGATTGACGGTAGCCTGACAGTAAGTAGACCTGAGCTTCCAGTCAGCTTCTACGTTAAAGATAGAGTAGACCTTCCTTCTAAGGTCGGCGTAAGAGTAGAGATTGAACAGGACTTCTTTTCTTGGTTGGTTGTCAATGTGAAAGAGAGACCTGCTACCATCTTCGTAAAACCTCACAACGATATCGAGTTACGCTTTACGGTTCGTGGTTACGTTGACGAAGATATGGAAGCGAAGATTGCTGTATCTCAGCCTGAGTTTAGCGGGGCTGTCACGGTACAGCGTAGTGAGGATACTGACCTTCCTGCTAATGTGACCGTAAGGCACAGTGGAGATGAAGACATTGACGGAAGTATCAAAGTCAACGTTGGCATCAACAAAGACCTTTACTCTGAGGTAACGGTAATTGGCAAAGCAGACAGCGACCTGATTGTATCTTTGCAGGTTGTTGGGTATTACTTGGGAGGTTCGTTGTTCGTACCACTGACCAGCGATATTGCCGCTCAACTGCGAGTCGCACCTACTTGGTTCGATTACCTGCCATCTACTGTGGCGGTAAGCAGACCGGATGCTCCTTCTAGCTTGGAAGTTACTCTTCCTGCCGACATTAACGCCACGATTACGGTCAAGGTAGTAGGCGAGAATGATGTAGCGGCAAGCATGGCGGTAAGTAGACCGGAAACTCCTGCTAGTGTGGTCGTTACCAAACCTGCTGACCTTGAGTCAAGCATCGGAGTAAGGGTAGAAAGCGAGTCCTCGTTTGAGGGCGGTCTGGTGGTAAACAGACCTCATATTACAGGAAGCCTAGACGTAGTGGCTAACAAAGACCTGCCTTCTAGTGTGGCAGTAATGCACAGCGCAGATGGTGACCTTAACAGCAGAACCTACGTGAAGTACATGAGCGATATCTTAGGAAGCCTTGATGTTGTTGGGGCAAGCGTCATTCCTTCGACTATTCGAATTATCTCAGGCAACTTGGCTTCTGTCATCGCCGTACCTGCCTACGACAGCAAAGACCTGAAGGGTACTATCGGAGTAAGAACCCGATTCATCTCGGAGATTCCTTCAACCCTGCAAGTCCAAGAGTGGTCGCAGTTCGTAGGTAAAATCGGAGTACGGGTGTGGGCAAACCACGACACGTTAGGAACGCTCAAGGTAATCGTCAAGGCTGATAGTGACCTTGCTTCTACTATCTCACCAGTGTTCTTTAATGTCATTCCTTCCAAGTTAGGCGTTCGTTTCGATAACACGATGACAGGTAACGTTGACTTCATCCCTGTTGGGGATTCAGACCTCGACGGACGTATTGACATTAGCCCTGCTTCCGATATCGCAGGTAGTATCCAAGTTGTCCTGAACGCTGAGGATGACATTCCTTCTAGCATTACAGTACGTGTGAGAAGGGAGAGCGACCTACCTGCGAACGTGGACGTTATATACAGAGCAAATGAAGACCTACCTACTACTTTAGGTGTTCCTCCTGTAAATAAAATGACGGGTAAAGTATTCATTATTCCGGTAGACGATAGCGACCTCAAGTCGATTATCGAAGTCCATGAGCACGTAAACCTCCCATCTAATATTACTGTTAGTCAGTTCGGTCACGAAGACCTACCTTCGACAATCGAAGTTCACCACTTCCTTGACGTGGCGGGTACAATCTCGGTCAGAAGAACTACCCCTTCTGACCTGCCTTCGGAGATTGCCGTAAGGGTTTGGGGCAAGAACGACAAGAGCAGTAAGATTATCGTAAAGCAGAGGGACAACAGCGACATTGGAGGTAGCATTAACACCATCCAATGGAGAGTCCTGAACTCCAAAATTATAGTCCGCAGAAGTGCTTTCTCTCAAATCCCGATGCGCTTTGAAGTATTGGAGAAGAGTGACCTACTGGACTGTAGCATTACGGTACGGAGAACTGACAAGTCCGACCTGACTTCTACAATCACTATCCTAAGAAGTGCTGACAAAGACCTCGACGGTAGAATCGTAGCAAGGCAGACTGATAAATCAGACCTTCCGTCCTTCATCGAAACATGGCAATTCCGTACAGTACCGTCACAACTTGATATTCTGTATCGTAACGACATTGTATCCACAATTGATGTAGTCGCTGACTACGGTTACTGCTTCATCATGTAATGAAAATAACCCCTACCTTACTTGGTTGGGGTTATTTTCACGCCTAAATTACTTATATTATAGTTGTAAGAGAATGAAATTTTCTGAATGTTTGCTGTTTATTTTTCTATATCCTGTACACAGTTTTCCATGGTAGGATCGGTAAGTTTTTTCTGTTTGTAGGTAGAATAAGAACGTCTCAACATAATTCATACAGGTACGGAAAGGTCAAGTGATAGATATGGATGTAGGGGTAATCACAGCAGTCGTCGGTCTTGTTAGTACAGCTGTATCCGGTGTAATCGGCTATGCCAGTGGTAAAAGTAACAACAAAGTGACTGACAGGGAACTGCTCTCCAAAGACGAGCAAGCCTTCCGTGAGAGGTTGATTGAAAGGTTGACCTCATCCGAAGAAAAGATTGAACTACTGAGCAACGAAGTGATCACGCTCCGCCAGGAAAATATGGAACTTATTACAGAGAACAGACTACTAAACATCAAAGTAGAGCAGTTAGTAGCTCAACTCTCAACACGGAGGGGAGATGTAGCATAGGGTGAGAATTTTTTTAATTAATGCTTTCTGGAACGATGGAGACGGATTTTCTGCAAAGGATTTTTTAATGGTACTATTCGGAGGTTTGTTCGCGTTGTTTCTAACAATTGCATTCTTTGCACCATTCTTAGGAGCGGCGGTGAGTGCTGTATCCTTAGAGGCGATTAATAGCTTGAGTACGGTGGTCATGACTATTGTTGGCGGGGTATTTGCCATACAGACTGTGAAAGAGTTCAAAACTATCAATTCAGAAACTCCCCTTACAGTGCCTGAGCATTCTCTAGTAGAAAGTGTCCTTACTGTGGAGGGAACTAAAGTAGATAATACACCAAAAATTCAATAGAAAGGGTGAACCAGATGACTTTTAAAATGAAATACACTATCGAGCAACGGTATCTGCCTAACAATACCAAGAGACGTTCCGGTATCAAGAATCAGGGAATTAGCTTTATCGTGGCACACGATACAGGTAACGATGGAAGTACAGCGGCAGGTAACGTGAACTACTACATGAACTCCGCTAATGTCCAAAGTGCATCGGCGCATACCTTTATCGATGATAAAGTAATCATTGAGTGTGTGCCCCTTACAGAAAAGGCTTGGCATGTCCTTTACAACGTAAAAACTGACAATGATCTTTACGGATTCGATTCTAATGATCGTGCCATCGGCGTAGAACTTTGTTACTCCAATAAGAAGGGTAGCATCAATAACACAGAGTCTTACAAGCGTTACGTTTGGTACATGGCATACCTCTGTAACAAGTTCAAACTGGATCCCCTGAAATGTATCTCAGGACACAACGAACTTGACCCCAATCGTAAGAGCGACCCTTACAAGAACGCCTTGAAGATTATGGGCATAAGCAAGACGAAATTTCTGAATGACGTGGTAGCGGAATTTAAGGATTGCACTACGACTCAAGTAAATGTACCACAAAATACAGTATCGGGGGATGACGAACCAATGAAACTTGATAAATGGGCGTTAGACATGCTCGTGAGCGCACTAACGAATTTTAAGGCTAAGGGCTACTTTACAGACGAAGCTTGGATCACTAAAGCTAAGAACGGGACTCTGACAGCTGCAGAACTAGCGTTTCTGAATACCATTCTGATTGCCAAGGCGGTGAAGTAATATGGTTACATTGAATGCAGTACTTACTACAGCCGTAGCCTCAGTTGGTTTGTGGTTGCTTTTGGCGGGCTTAACTGAAGCTCTTACAGAGGTCGTTAAGACAGTTCTCCCAATCAAGGATAGAGCTACATATGGTGTGTCAATCGTAGTCGGCGTTGGTTTAGCAATCTCATCCGGATTGAATCCATTCGGACTGACCGGAATTTCCGCATACACATCTATGGTAGCTGCTGGATTGCTGGCATCCCGTGGAGCGAACTACCTGAATGGTTGGTTGAAACGATTTGGTATTCATCACTAA